ATGGCCTCGACCTCTACCGTTGGCAAGACGACCAGCGTCCCACCGTCTGCTCTCAGCCTGTTCCACAAGAATCCCCGGCGCGGTGACGTGTCCGCGATCATGTCCAGCCTGCGGCGGCATACGCAGTACAAGCCCATCACTGCCAACGTGGGCACGCACACCGGCCGCGCGGCCGAGGTGCTGGCCGGTAACCACACGCTGATGGCCTTCCGCGAGCTGGCCGCAGCCGAGCCCAACGACAAGCGCTGGCAGAAAATGCTGGTGCACTGGGTCGACGTGGACGACGACATGGCCGAACGCATCGTCGTGGCCGACAACCAGACCGGCCGTCTGGGCGGGTTCGATGACGCCGAGCTGGCCGAGCTGGTGGCCGGGTTCGACGGCGACACCGAGGGCCTGGGCTTCACCGACGCCGACCTGGACGACCTGAACGCCATCCTGGAGGAACGCGCCGACCTGCCGCCCATGGGCGACCCCTTCGCCAAGGACGGCAAGGACTCCACCGGCAGCACTGACGACGACCCCGACGCCGACACCGGCCCCGCCGACGCCCCCGGTGACCCCGGCAGCACCCGCATGGTGGTGCTCACGTTGCCGATCCCGCGCTTTGTCTGGGTGCAGCAGGCCCTGGAGCGCGCCCGCGTGGAGTTCGGCGTGGAGACCAACACCGACGCCGTGGTGGCGCTGCTGGAGCAGTGGACGGGCACCGAGGCACCGGCCGATACCGAGCGCCTGGCCGCTGCCGCCGACGAGCTGCTGGCCGAGGATCCCGCCGGGTTCACCGATGACGACGACTGACCAGCTCACGCGGGTGTACGTGCCCAGGGTGGCCACACCCGAGCAGGCCACCGCCTGCGTGGGCGACATGGTGCCCGCCCGCGAGCCCAGCCCGCTCAAGCCCGGCACCGTGCTGCACGACGCCGACACCCGCGAGCCCATCCTGGGATACCTGCGGCTGGAGAACGCCGCGCTGCTGCGCCGGGCACTGCTGGCCATCGACACCGGCAACGGCAGTGCCACCAACGGCAACGGGCGCAGCCGGACGTTCGGCTATGCGCCGCGCAGGCCCATCGTCTGGCGCGAGGCGTGCAGCATCACCGCCCTGGGGCGCGACTATCCACAGATCGAGCAGGTGTTGGAAAGCTACGCCGATCAGTTTGCTGCCGGGCTCGGCGCCATTGACCCTGAGCTGGTAAAACGTGGTGAGAGCGAGTTAACCAGCGTGCTGCACGACTGGCGGCTGGGCGAGGCCAAGCTGTGGACCAGCGGCGTCGTCAACGACACCTGCCAGCTGCCCTACCACCGCGACGGGTTCAACTTTCCAGTGTGGTCGGCCATGCCGGTGGTGCGTCGGGGCACGCGGGGCGGGCATCTGCACCTGCCGGAATACGACATCGTGGTGCCCTGCGGCGACGGCAGCGTCACGTTCTTCGAGGGCTACCGCCTGGTGCACGGCGTCACCCCGATCACCAGGGTGAAGGCCAAGGAGGGCTACCGCATCAGCTGCGTGTACTACGCCCTGCGCGGCATGAAAACCTGCCGGGTCGCGGCCGAGGAGGCGGCGTACGGGCGGCGCAAGCGCACCGAGCGCGAGAAGGAAATGGCCGACCGGCTGGCGCGCGGCGAGACCGGCTTCCCCGAGAAGCTGGGCGACCCCGACAGCCCCACCCGCGAGTACGGACCCCGCGATGCCATGAACGACTGGCGCGGCATGTCCGGCAGCAAGCGACTCCAGGAGCAGTCACGTCCACGGTACTGAGCCCCGTCGACTGGCGGGCCACCGAGCTGCGCGGTGAGCTGTTCCAGCGGTTCTACAGCTTCCAGCTGCGCTACCGCAGCCATCCCGGCTGTGTGTACTACGTGCTGCGCCACCTGGCCGACGAGCTGGGCTGGGACGAGGAGCAGCGCGCCTGGGCAGCGTGGATCAACGGCAACACGCAGAACCCCGTCACCACGCTGATGCTCATGCAGGCCGGTGACCGACCCGCCAAGGTCGACGCCATGCTGAACTGGTTCGCCGACCACGAGACCGCGCTGGCCTGGGACACCGACCGGCGCTACCACCGCAAGTCCTTTCCGGCGTCCACGCTGGGCTACCTGGGCATCACCGGGGGCGCTCAGGGTAACTACTGGCGGCGCGCCAGCCGGGGCGGCTACCCCGGCGTCTGGAAGGCTGCCACCGCACTGCCCAGCCTGGGCAGGTTGAGCGCGTGGAGCTTCACCGAGTACCTGCGCTTGCTCGACGTGGGCAACGTCCCCGATGCCGACACCCTGATGCTCGGTGACCTGCCCGGCAGCAAAAGCCACCGCAACGGGCTGGCGCTGGTGGCCGGGCGCGACGACCTCATGTGGTGGCGGTTCAACCCTGGCAGCACGGCCAAGCTCTACACCAACCGCGTGCTCCACTACCTGGAGGGCGTCGGAAGCGATCTGCTGGCCGAGGCCCGGCGGCGCAATCCCGGCAATCCCGACGTGGGCTACCTGACGCTGGAGAGCGCGCTGTGCACGTTCAAAAGCTGGCACGTGCCAAACCGGCGCTACAGCGGCGTCTACAACGACATGCTCTACGACCGCCTCAAGCTGGCCGAGCAGCGCCACGGGCACCGGTTCGGCCTGATCTGGGACGCGCGTGCCAAAGCACTGCCCGCCTGGCTGCGCATGGAGTGCACACCCGGTGACCCCGGTGTGGTGCCGGTCAAGCAGAACCATTATCTGGAGACCGGCCAGCCGGTGGTCATCGGCCGCGAGTACCCCGACATCGGCCTGTCCGACTTCGACCGTGCCGTGGACGCGGGCACGTACGCAGGGCTGCGCCGCTTCAAGTAGCCCGCCTATGTCGGGCATGTGCGCTATCCTGTCGGGCATGACGCCTCGGATGATCTACCTGGTGGGCCAGCCCGGCTCGGGCAAGTCGACGCTCATGGCGGCGCTGACTAAGGGCCTGGTGCGCTGCCCCATCGACACCGAAGCCCCCGTGCCTCACGACCTGCTGCTGGACCGGGTGACCGGCTGCGCGGTGGGCGCGGAAATCGGCAAGCAGCGCGGCGCGTTCAGCGGCACTGACGCGCTGGCCAGCAGCATCATCGACAAGGCGGTGCCCTGGGTCCAGTCCCATCCGTACGACCTGCTGCTGGCCGAAGGTGCCCGACTGGCCAACAAGCGCTTCATCCAGGCGGCTGCCGACGCGGGCTATGCCGTGATGCTGGGCCTGCTCGACCATGACCAGGCCGACGCCTGGCGCAAGAAGCGCAGCAAGGCCATCGGACGGGAGCAGAACCCATCGTGGGTGAAGGGTCGGCTCACCGCCAGCCGCCGTCTGGCCGAGGCGTACCCCAGCGCCTTCGTCGTGGCCGGTGCGGTCATCGCGCCGGAGCCCGGCAAGGTCATCACGCTGGCCGGGCATCCCGACGAGCTGGAGCCGGTGCTGGCGGCGTTCATGGTCCAGGACGACGATGGTTAGGAAGAAGCCCCCGCCTGAGCTGGAGTTTCCAGAGAACGGCAGCGGTGACCCCACTGTCGACGTGTGGCAGTCCGACGGCGCGTTCGACAGCCGCAAGGCCGAAGAAATCTTTGAGGAAACGAAGAACTGGCCACCGGAGCAGCGCGCCGCCATGCTGCGGTCGCTGCGCGCCGCCGAGACGCGCGCCACCGTGCGCACCAAGTACCGGCACCCGGCCGAAATGGCAGCAGCGGTGACGCCGGGCTATCGCATCACCCCGGCGCTGGCGATGATCAGCACCAGTATCGAGCGCGTGCTGAACAGCCATCGCAAGATCAACCTGAGCGTGTCCATGCCGCCGCAGGAGGGCAAGTCCAGCCTCTGCTCGGTGTGGGCACCGCTGCGCGCACTCCAGCTGAACCCCAACCGGCGCATCATCCTGGCCACCTACGCCCAGCCCCTGGCCGACATGCACAGCCGCACCGCCCGCGAGGTCATCAATACCCATGGCGCAGGCATCACCGATCCGCTCACCGGCCTGGCCGTGGAGGACAAGATCGGTCTGCGGCTGGCCCAGGGCGCGAACAAGATCAGCTTCTGGTCGGTGGAAGGCGGCGCTGGCGGGCTGCTGGCGGCGGGCATCGGCGCGACCATCACCGGTATGCCCGCTGACCTGCTGATCATTGACGACCCGTTCAAGAACATGATGGAGGCCGATAGCGCCACGCACCGGGCGAACGTCGAGCTGTGGTTCAGCTCGGTGGCGCTCACCCGTCTGGCCCCCGACGCCAGCATCATCCTCATTCAAACCCGCTGGCACCCCGAAGACCTGGCGGGCAAGGTGCTGGCCGGTGAGAAGCTGCTGGAGCCCGACGAACGCACCTGGCGGCACCTGAACATCCCCGCCATTGCCGAGGAAGGCATTCCCGACGCCCTGAACCGCCCCTACGGCACGCCCATGGTGTCCGCGCGTGATACACCCGAGGCCAAGCGCAACTTCGCCCAGACGCGCAAGCAGGTGGGCGAGCGCACCTGGTACGCGCTTTACCAGGGCAGCCCGCGCAACCCTGCCGGTGGCATTTTCCAGCGGGCCTGGTTCGATCCACGGCTGCCGCAGCCGCCCAGCTACCCGGTGGCCAGCGTCGTCGGCATCGACCCGGCCGATAGCGGCGAGGGCGACGAAACCGGCATTGTCTGCGGTGCCCTGTTCCACGACGGTATGGCCAAGGTGGCGCTCACGCACGATCGCTCCGGCATGTTCACCAGTGACCAGTGGGCGCGCGAGGGCGTGCTGCTGGCGCTGGAGCAGGGTGCCCGCGTGATCGCCGTGGAGGGCTATACCGCCGCTAAGACGTACGTGCGCGTGGTGCGTCAGGCGTACACCGCCATTCACAACGAGGCGGTCGCCAAGCGCAAGAGCGGAGCGCTGCTGACACCCGTGGAGCAGCGCGCACTGACCGACATTCCGCCGTTCCAGATCAAGCCCTGGCGCGGCGCGAACAAGGCCGACGCCGTGGCCCGTGCGGGCGGGCTCAGCCAGTCGCTGGAAACCGGCCGGTGCCGCACCGTGGAGGGCAGCCTAGCCATCTTCGAGGAGCAGGCGTGCGACTGGCAGATGGGCCAGCACCAGCCCGACCGGGTAGCTGCGGCCATCATCGTTCACGACATCCTGATGGAAATGGCCGGGTCGCAGATGCACGTCGCCGCGCCCATCGACCGCAAGACGGCACCGCCGCCCGCGTGGATGCGCCGTCACATCGGCAGCTAGTTTTCCAGCGCTTCGACTACATCGCGCCGGTACTGCGTCACCGGCAAGATGGGCAGGCCCAGGCGGTGGCACACCACCGCGCCGACCACCATGGCGTCGGCCTCGTTGTTGTCGGTCAGCCCCGCCTCGGGGAACAGCTTGGCCGCTGCCAGCAGCACCTGGTCCTTGCTGGCGTTGCCCTTGCCGGTGGCGTACTTCGCGCGCCCGGCGGTACTCACCACGGTCAGCGGTACGTCGTACTTCTCGCACAGCTCGATCACCCGGCCGAACACCCACGGCAGCACCCACACCCCGGCACCCTTGGCTCCGTACGCCAGTGCTTCCAGACCTACGGCGTCGGGCTTGTCCTCGGTGAAGCACTGTTCGATCTGTGCGATGAGCGCGTTGACCCGGCGGGCCATGGCGCGCTTTGACTTGTCGCGGCCCGGCTTGGGCGCGGCAACGGTAGCGGTAGCTGCGATGTACGCCGCCAGCGGGTCGTCGTCCTCAATTGGCTCCAGGTCGATACGGGCCAGGCCAGTACCCGTGAGCGACGTGTCAATCCCGAGGATGCGCATGGTGGCACACTACCGACATTTGCGGGTAAGTGCCAGCACTGCTGATAGCATCCAGCCATGAGCCTCGGAGAGTTCGTGCTGGTGCTGGTCGTCTACGCGCTGGCGGTCATGCGCCTTACCCGGCTGATCAACGCCGACACCATCCTGGACCGGCCCCGGCTGGCCATCGCAGGCAAGGCCCGCGAGGCGCGGCTGGTCATGCTGGAAGCGCGCGCCCACGGCCAGGCGGTGCGCGCCCAGCAGTACCAGCGCCGCATGGTGCGGTGGAACACCGCCATGTATTTCGTTCAGTGCCCGTGGTGCGTCGGCATGTGGCTGGCCCTGGGCACCGCGTGGGTACCGCTGTACTTCCACCAGAACCCGGTGGCGCAGTACCTGGGCGTAGCTCTGGCGGTCAGCCACCTGATCGGGCTGTGCGCACGGTTTGCCGACACCGAGGACATGGAGATTGTTGACGACGACGGAGACGATGAGTCATAACCGCACGCTCAGGCGATAACCTGGCCCACATGGCTGCCTCCACCCTGCGCGTCTCCCGCCGCCCGAAGGGCAGCCCGGCGCGGCGCTCTCTCACCGCTGCCAGCCAGCCAATGGACCCCGGCCGGAACCCCACCAAGGCAGTGACGGGCGTGTCTGCGCGCAGCAGCTGGCAGAACGAAGCCTGGGAGTGCATGGACCTGGTGGGAGAGCTGCGCTACTACGTCGGTTGGCGTGCCAGCAGCTGCTCCCGTGTCGAGCTGGTGGCCAGCGAGCTGGACCCCGATACCGGCCGACCCACGGGCGGCATCCGCGAGGACGACCCCGATGGGCTGCGCTTCCTGGAAATTGTGCGGAACATGGCCGGAGGGCCACTGGGACAGTCCCAGCTGCTCAAGCGCGCCGCCGAATGCCTTACCGTGCCCGGTGAGCACCGCATTGTGCTGCTTGACCAGGGCGACAAGAACCCTGACGGCAGCGTGCGACACAACTGGTACGTCGTCACGAACGACGAGGTGAAGAACAAGGGCGGCGGCAAGACCGACATCGAACTGCCCGACGGCTCCATTCACGAATATCGCAAGAACCGCGACGTGATGTTCCGCGTGTGGAATCCGCGCCCGCGCCGAGCCAAGGAGCCCGACAGCCCCGTGCGCGCCTGCCTGGACAGCCTGCGCGAAATCATCCGCACTACCAAGAAGATCCGTAACGCCAGCAAGTCTCGGCTGATCGGTAACGGCGTGGTGTTCCTGCCGCAGGAACTCAGCCTGCCCAGCGCCCATGCGCCGACGGCCGACAACCAGCCCGGCGCGCCCGTGCCGGTGGTGACGGGCGTGCCCGCCGCCGACGAGCTGAGCAACCTGCTGTTCCAGACGGCAGCGGCAGCGGTGGACGATGAGGACAGCCAGGCGGCGCTCATCCCGTTGCTGGCCACCGTGCCCGGCGAGCACTTGCAGAAAATCTTCCACCTCAAGATCGGTAACGAAATCACCGAGGTGGAAATCAAGACGCGCAACGACGCCATTGCGCGCCTGGCCATGGGCCTGGACGTGAGCCCCGAGCGGCTGCTGGGCCTGGGCAGCAACAGCAACCACTGGAGCGCCTGGCAGATCGGTGACGAGGACGTACAGCTGCACATCAAGCCCGTGATGGAGGTGCTGTGCCAGGCCATCTACCGCGAGGTGCTGGTGGCCACGCTCAAGGCCGAAGGCATCGACCCCGACAAGTACGTCCTCTGGTACGACGCCAGCGGGCTCACGGTGGATCCCGACAAGACCGACGAGGCCACCGCCGCCAAGGAGCAGGGTGCCATCACCCATGAGGCTTACCGCCGCTACCTGGGGCTTGCCGACGACGACGGGTACGACCTGGAAACCCTGGAAGGTGCCCAGGCGTGGGCGCGCGATGCCATCGTGGCCGACCCGACGCTGATCACCACGCTGGCCCCGCTGCTGGAGGGCACCGACCTGGGCGAGCTGGACTTCCCCACGCCGCAGCCTGCGTTGCCGCCCGGCGAGGAGGACCAGACCGACGACGAGCAGGACAGCACCGGCAGCGAGCCCGACACCGAAAACGACGCCGAAGCCGCAGCCCGCGTCAGCAGCGTGGCCGACATGGTGCTGGCCGAGCGCCTGCTGACAACGCGGGCGCTGGGCCTGGCCGGTAAGCGCCGCGTGAACGTGCGCGACAGCGCCCAGAAGGCACGGCTGGCGGGCATTGCGCCGCACGACTACCACCGCGTAATGGGACCAGTGCCGGACGCCGAAATTCCCCGCCTGATCAACGGCTGGGACGAAGGGCTGGAAGAGGAAGCCCTGGCGCTGCTCGGTATCGACAGCGAGCGCACCGAGGCGCTGCGCCGCACCGTGCGCGCCCAGGTACGACGTGAGCTGACCATGCAGGTTGTCGACGCGGAGGTGTGCTGATGTGGCCGCTGCCTGGTGAGGCGCTGAACCGGACCATCGAGGTGGAGGCGGGCATTGCCGACTTGTACGCCGAGGTGCTGAACACCTGGTGCAGCCAGGCCCGCGCTGCTGTTCTTCCCGAGCTGACAACCAGCGAAAACAACGCCCTCACTGCGGATGGAAGTTTGCCACCGGAGCCGGGAGGGATAGATGAAACTGCCGGGTTCTGGGATCAACACTCGACTGAGTTGATCCTAGCAGGTATGTCAAATTTGTACGCATTGTCACTGGTAGAGGGAATGGAAGGGATGGATATTCCCTTGCCAGACATCAATTTGACCGGACGTGAACGCCCTGTCGTTCCGGCGTCCGTCGTTCGGTCGATTACTTCGACAAGCTCGGTAGCTGAGGCCGACATCCAGCGGGCTGCGGACATCGTGGAAAGCGTGCCGGAGCTGCGCCAGGCCCGAGACGACTTCGTGGCGGCGCAGCGGCCGGACGTGGCAGCGGTGCCCAAGGTGGTGCAGGCCAAGGTCCAGGCGGCGGTGGCAGCGGTGAAGGTTGACGCCGCCCAGTACGACCCCATGCACACCGACAGCGGCGTGCCCGTGATCGAGGTGTACGTCACCCGCCAGCGTGAGGCAGCGGCGGCGGTGCTCACGCCCGGTAGCCCCGAGCTGCGCGACGTGGCCCGTAACGAGGGCTACCAGGCGGCGGGCATCCAGAACGCTGCGGTGGTGGTCGCGGCGGCGCAGTCCGAGGACGTGCTGGAGAAGGTGTGGATCGCCACTATCGACGGCAAGACGCGGCATACGCACTTTGCCGCCGACGGTCAGCGCGCACCCCTCGCCGGTAAGTTCACGGTCGGTGCCGCGCTGCTGGACTTCCCAGCGGACCCCGCTGGCCCGGCGGCAGAGGTGAAGAACTGCCGCTGCCGGGTCGGCATCCTGGCACCGGACGAGGAGCTGCCAGATGAGGTCGACCGGCACACCGAGCGCCTTAACGGGCGCGACAGCGTGCAAGTCAACCGGCAGGGTAGCCAGTCCGACGAGATTGCCCGCCGGGCCAAGCAGGGCACGATCCGCGCCCGCGACGACGAGGACGGCGTAGGTCGAACGGCCAGCGCCGCACCGAGCGAACAGGAGTACGACATGCCGCAGCCGACCCCGGCCGACACCGCCGCAGCACTGGCCGCAGAAGCCGACGACGATGCCGCCGAGACGTTCCGCGTGTTCACCGACCAGCCCATCGCGTTCGTCGGCATCGAGACCAGCGATGGCCGGATGCTGGCCACCGACATCGAGTTCAGCGTGCGCACCCCGCCGCTGCCGATGATGTGGACCAAGCAGACCGGGTATGGCCATGAGGACGCCTTCACGGTGGGCGTCATCGAGAGCGCCCGCGTGGACGGCGACACCATCCGTGGGTCCGGCTACTGGCTGAACACCACCGAGGCCGACGAGGCTTTCAACGAGGCCAGCCACAAGGTCAGCCGACCGAGCGTCGACCTGGCGCGCACCGAGTGGAAGCTGACCGACGAGGACGGCAACGAAATCACCGAGGAGCAGTGGTGGGACATGCCCATCGACGCCAAGGTGATCCAGACGATTACCGCCGCCGAGCTGATCGGCACGACCATGGTGGCCACGCCTGCGTTCGGCGACACCATGATCGAGTTCTCCGGCGAGCGCGAGACCCGCGATGCTGCCCTGGTGGCCAGCGCCGCCGAGGCTTTCCGGCCGCGCGTGTACGCCGCCGGTCTGTTCTCCGATCCGCAGCTGACCGGCCCCACGCTGCCCACCATGGACAGTGACACCGGACGCATCTTCGGTCACCTGGCGTGCTTCGGTGCGTGCCACCGCAGCATCCAGGCTGAGTGCGTGGTGGCCCCGCGCAGCCGCACCGGGTACAGCATGTTCCACACCAGCCCGGCCGTGCGCCTGGACGACGGCACCAGCCTGCCGGTGGGACGGCTCACTGTGGGCAGCGGCCACGCGCCCGACCATGTGAGCGGCCAGGTAGCGGCAGCGCACTACGACACCGCCGGTACCTGCTTCGCGCTGGTGCGCGTGGGTGAGGACAAGCACGGCATCTGGTTCTCCGGCGTGGCCGCGCCCTGGGCCACCGCCGAGCAGATCGAAATGGGCCTGTCCGCGCCGCTGTCCGGCGACTGGCGTGACTTCGGCCAGGGCCTGGAGCTGGTGGCGGCGCTGGCGGTGAACACGCCGGGCTTCGCGGTGCGTGGCCGCGAGGGCGACCAGGGCCAGCCGCTGGCGCTGGTGGCCAGCCTGGGGCCGAACCCGCGCGGTGCGGCCACCAAGGGCGGTAACACGTTGAGCGCCAATGCCATTGCCGACATCGTGAAGAACGCGGTGTCCACTGCCCTGGCCCAGCGCGACACCGACGCCGAGCTGGCCGTGCTGCTGGCCAAGGCCGACGACAAGCTGGGGCCGATGCCCACGCCGAACGACGAGGTGGCCGAGCTGCTGGCCGAGGTCGACGCGAAGGCTGGTGCCTGATGGGATGCGGGTGCGGTGGCGGTGCCGGTAGCAACCGGAACGACACCATCGGCTACTACGTGGTAACACCGGACGGCGACACGCTGCCCGCTGGCGTGAACCCGGCCGACCCCGACGCCGGGGAGCCGCCGTACGCCTTCTACCAGGAGGCGCACAACCAGGTCGTCCTGAACGGTGGCGGTACCGTGCGGCGACTGCGCAAACAGCCCGTCACCGCCTGATCAGGCGGCGCGTTTCTTGTCGGCGTGACGCCGCTGTGCGTCACGCTGGCAGGAACGGCACACCGTGATGCCACGTGAGTCGAAACGTGTGTTTGTGGTTGTGCGCTTGTGGCCGTTACGGCACGTCGGCGTCAGGTCGGTCAGGGTCCGTAGCGGTATGGGCTTGTCTGCGTATGCCACCGCCGCCTTGTCACGGTTGCACTGGGCACATCGCCGGGACACATCACCACGAGAATTGGTGTTTCTCTGCCAGTTCTCGCGTGTCCATAGGTGCCCTGCGGGGCACTGGAGCGAGTAAACCCTGTGTCTTTCGGCGCGCCTCCGGTTTTCGCACGGTGTCACCGCTTCCAGGTGAAGGTGGTTAACACACTTGTATCGACGGCACAGATGGTCCACCTCCAGCCCATCAGGAATACCGCCGTGCTCCAGCACGTACGCGAAACGGTGCGATACCCAGAACGTGTGACCATCACTAAACCGGCCGTACCCGTTGCGATTGGCCGCGCTTGCAGTCCAGATGATGCAGCGCGTGCCGTTAAACCATAATTCGTGGTCAGTGGTTGTTTTGGACCAGAACCTGTCTAGAACATCAACGGAATAACTCACGTTAGCAGTCTACTTGTGCAAACGAGTGTTGCACCGAGGTGCGTTAATGTCGGCCAGCAGAGAGTTCCCGTCCGAGTTATGTACCGGGGGATGATCACCGAGAACCATATTGGCGCTGCTTGAGACAAGGAGTTCGCAGTGTTCGTCTCCCCTGCTCCGCATTACGGCGTGAGCACCCGCAAGGTCGGCCAGTTCGCGCACCAGATGCCGCAGGCCCTGCCCGAGACCGCCGCCGAGCTGGCTGCGCTGCTCGAAAGTGCTCAGGCCGACATCAACGACATCCGTGCCCGCCACGCGGCCGGTGAAACGCTCACCGGTGCCGATGCCGTCCGTTTGAAGTCGCTTCTGGGCGACGTGGACACCATCACCGCCGCGCAGGCTGCCGCCGCACTGGCCGAGCCCGCCGACGCCGACGAGGTGGCCGGTCTGCTCAGCCAGGCTGACGCCGCCACCGCCGCGCCGGAAGCCCCCGAGGCCCCGGCCGACGAGGATGAGGCCCCCGAGGGCGATGCCGGTGGTGCCGCACCCGAGACCCCGGCCGACGCGCCGCAGGTTCCGGTCGCGGCCAGCGCGCCGCCCGCTGCCACCAACGGCAACCGGCCGGTCAGCTTTGGTGCTGCCGTAACCGGTGCGCCGCCCGCGCCCACCGAGGGTGAAGAGTCCACGCCGGGATGGGTTGTGCAGCCGGGTGTTCCCGGCTACAAGCCCGACACCAAGGTGGGCTTCGCGCAGCTGGCCAAGCAGCTCGACACCATCCGGCCGGGCAGCCGGTCGGTGCGTGGCAACCGGCCCGACAAGCACATCGACGGTCAGTCGTTCAGTGCCCAGGTGGTGTCGGCACTGACCCGCGACGTGGAGGTGGTGGACGACCCGCACGCGCTGGTCGCGGCCATCAACAAGGCCACCAGCCTGGTGAAGGGTGAGCGCGTCACCGCGCAGTCCCTGACCGCTGCCGGTGGCTGGTGCGCACCGTCGGAGCAGCTGTACGACTTCTGCGACGTGCCGGAGGCCACCGACCTGCTCTCGCTGCCGGAAATCACCATCAACCGTGGTGGTATCCGCTGGCCGCGCGAGCCTGATCTGTCCGGCATCTTCGAGGACTTCGAGTGGTTTTTCACCGAGCCTGAGCTGGAAGCCACCGACCCCGTTACCGGTGCCCCGACCGCGATCAAGCAGTGCGTCGAAATCCCCTGCCCCGAGGACTTTGACGAAATCCGCCTGAACGCCGTGGGCTGGTGCGTGGAGGCCGGAATCCTCCAGGAGCAGGGCTGGCCGGAGCTGATCGAGTGGTTTATGCGCTCGCTCACCCAGGAGCACCTGCGGGCGCTGTCCCGCCGGTCCATCCTGAACATCGTGGCGGGCTCCGGTGCCGCCAAGGTGATCCCGCCGACCAGCGTCATGGGCTCGGTCGCGTCGGTGCTCAACAGCCTTGCGCTGATGGCCACCAACATCCGGCTCAAGCGGGGTCTGTCGCGTACCGCCACCATCGAGGGCATCGCCCCGAGCTGGTTCTTCGAGGTGCTGCGCGCCGACCTGGCGTTCCGCGAGGGCACCGACACGTTCGCCGTGTCGGACGCCCAGATTCTCGGATGGCTGACGGCGCGCAACATCGCGCTCCAGTTTGTCGGTGACTGGCAGACCCGTGCTGCTGGCCTGCCTGGCAATCTGGACACGCTGGTGTGGCCGAGCACGGTTCAGCTGGTGCTGTACCCGGCCGGTACCTGGTTCCGTTCGATGAGCAACGTCATCGAGCTGGGCGTCATGTACCCCAAGGAGCAGTTGCAGGTGAACCGCTTCACCCGCATGTTCACCGAGGACGCGATTGCCGTCGGCAAGCGCTGCGGTGAGTCCGTGCTGGTGACCGTGCCGCTCGACGTGACCGGCGCGATTGGTCAGCGCGAGTACCTGGCCGCGAACCAGCCCGCACCGTAGGGCTGGCAGCTACGTCAAGACTGAAGGCGGGCGATGTGAGCAACCCGAGGCCGCTCGCATTGCCCGCCTTCTCTCGTCTCACCAGGAGGACACATGACCGCCCCCGTTGACGTGATCGACGTGGTTCACTTCACGCCGCCGCCGCTCAACCCGACCACCTATGGCCTGTACGGCGCGGTGGGCACCTGGCAGACCGACCCCGACAACCGGTGGCACCACGGCGTGGAGTTCCGCTCTGGTGGCAACTACGGCGGCGAGGGCAGCTTCGGCATCTGGAACGCGCCCTGGTGCGGCACGCCCGACCCGGCCGATCAGCTCAAGACCGGCGAACGGCCGGACAACCTGGACCCTTTCTATCCCGTGACGGTCTGGGCGTACGACGAGTGCGACCTGACCGCGCCCAGCCGGGCCGAGGTGGAAGCCCGCGCCGCCCAGGTGCTGCGCCTGGAGGAGCAGGTGGCAGTGGAGCGCGAGTTCGCCGCGCGGCTGCTGCTGGACGCCGCCGACCTGGAGACGCCCATCCCCACCGCCGCCAGCCTGGCGCTGGCGGTCGGCGCGCTGGAAGGCGCTGCGGCGCTCACGAACACGCAGGTGTATTTCCATGTCGGCGCGCAGTGGGTCAGCCAGGATCCGACCGGCGCGCTGTTCAAGAAGTCCGGCACCACCTGGACCAGCCCCTTGGGCAATGTCTGGGTGGTCGGAGGCGGCTACGTGGACGGACTGGAGGACACCATCGTGGCCACCAGCCAGCCCTACGGCTGGCGCGACGAGGCCACCGTGCGCACCGCCATTGACGAGAAGCACAACCTGTTCGCTGCCGTGGCTGAGCGTAGCGTCCTGGTTGGATACGAGGCGGTCATCGCCGCTGTGACCATCACCCCGGCCCCGTAAGGAGACCTGACATGCCTGCCGGAATCATCGCTACCGTCGACGGAGGGTTTGCCACCATCGACTTCTTGGATAAGTCGCTGCGCGGTCCCGCCCTGGCCGATCTTGTCGAAATCGGTGGCCCTGCCAGTGTCGAGACCATCACCCGTGATGGCCCGCGCCGCAAGTACCGCGTGCCGGTGGGCAATGCCCAGGCGGCGGGCCTGCTCGACGGCGACGAGGTGGGTGACGTGTGGTCTGCCGGGCGCGACACCGGCGCGGCGGCGGCAACCGTCGCGGCCGACCCAAACGTCAACCCTGGCGCGGATAACGCCAACTGGCACACCCCGGTGGACCAGTACACCAGCGCGAACAAGTACGTGGGCCAGGTGCCGAACGCCACCGTGCTGCACAACCGGGGCCAGGTCTACACCGGTGACGCCGACAGCGCAGGCGGCGACCTCGCACACCCGCCGACGCACGCCGAGGTCATCCAGAACGTCAAGGACGCCAAGACGCCGCCCACGCAGGGCTTCGCGGCACCGCAGGCTCGCGCGGCGGTGGTCGCGGGCAGCCTGGCCGAGCAGGACGCCGCCCTGGGCAGCGACCCCGGCGGCTGGGCCGAGCAGCCGGGCGCGCCCACAGAGGCCGACGTTTCGGCCCCCAGCGAGCCGCAGGGCAGCGAAACACCGGCCCCCGAGGTAACCACACCGGCCGATGAGTCCGCATACCCTGACGGGGAGCCCACGGTGGACTGGACCCGCAAGCAGCTGGACGCCTACGCGGCCGACAAGCTGGGCCTGGACACCACCAAGCTCGAAAGCAAGGCGGCTGTGGTGGCCGCGATCAACGCACCCAAGGAGTAGCTGATGACCGGTCATCAGACCGCACTCAGCGTCCGCGCATGGCTCCAGGCCCGTATCCCGGCGAGCTGGCGGGAGGGCTGGTACCGCCTGGCGTCGGGCCTGGTCATGTTCCTGTTCGCCTTCGGGCTGCTGACGGCCGACGCTGTAACGCTGTGGCTCCAGCTGGCCGTGGCGACGGTCACGCTGCTGTTCGCGCTGCTGTACGCCACGTCGCCCTGGCGCGTGGCCCTGTACGCCATCGTGGCCCCGGTGGGTGCGGTGCTGCTGTACTACGGCGTGGTTGACGACGTGCGCTGGGCACTGATCAGCGCTGCCGTCGCGCAGGTATTCGGCATCACCACAGCGGCAGCTAAGACGGTCACTGTCGATACCGGCGGTGTAGGCATTGGCCCGTCGGTACGGTGACGAACCCATGGGACGGCCCCCGTCACCGTTCGTGGGCATCGAACACGATGCTCACGTTCGTGCTGCTGGTCGTGCTCATCATCGCCACCGTCATCAGTGACTACTGGGGTGAGCCCCCGAACTACCTGGTGGGCTTGCTGGGCACTGCGGCCGGTGCGTTCTTTGCGGCCATCGGCAGCGACAAGCAGAAGAAGGACGCCGAGGTCCGTGAGACCGCAGAGCGTGCCGAGGCCAAGGCTGATGCCGTGGGGCGCGTGACCGCCGCCGAGCACCCCGAAATGGTCACTGAGATCACGCCGCCGTTCGCTCCCGAGGACGTTGGCGGAAGTAAGGGGGATGAGGATGGTGGGGGCGGTGGACCACGGTGACGCCTGTACTTGAGCTGATCTACAGCTTCCCGTTCGTGACGGGGCTGCTGGTGGGCATTGCGGCTCAGCGGGTCTACGCCCATGCGGTGTGTCGATACGAGAACGCGCATCATCCGCTGCCGGGCGGGCGCAAGCACCACGTCGCGGGCATCAATCGCATGTGGTTGGCCGGGCTGGTGCTGCTGGCCACCCTGGGCTACGTGTTGCTCCAGACCGGCCAGACCGAGGCCAAGTACCGGGGCCTGGCGCGCGACGTGGCGCGGTGCCAGACCGAGTTCAACGCGGCGCTCAAGGCCCGGTCCAACATCACGGCCGAGAATGACGAAATCAGCCTCAAGCAGCGCGACCTCCTCACAAAGCTGGACGAGGCTGCCGGGGTGCTGGTCAACCGCCAGCTGAACCCACCGTCGTCCATTGCGGCGCTGCCCATGGACGATCCCCGGCGGCTGGCCTGGAACGAGGACGTGACCCGCGTGTACTACGAACGCACGCAGCAGCTGCGCGAGGAGATTACCGCCCTGCGCAACCGGCAGAACGATCTGCTGGAGGACCGGCGACGGCACCCGCTGCCCGAACCGACGTGCGGCGTGCTGCCGACCGTCCGGTAGCTGCACCGTCGCCGCCTAGTGTTTGAGCCAGCCTCGGAGACCGACCTGGCGCGCTGCGCCTGACACCAGGAGGAATACCAGACATGCCTGGCATCCAGCCCGTCAAGGGCACGCGGCTCCGCGCCACGAAGATCAACGGCTGCGGTATGCCGATTGCCGGTCCCCGCAACCGCCTCGTCACGTCCGGCTACGTCAGCCTGACCCTTACCGCCGTGATGCGGGAGGCCCAGGACTTGACGCAGGACAACGCCGAGGGCAAGGAGTGCTTCACCGACCGGACGCCGCCCGAGCGCCGCTGGTACACCCCGGCCCTGGAGCTGTGCAACGTGAACACCGGTCTGCTGACCATGTTCACCGGCTGGGAGTCGGTGCTTGACGCCAACGACCTGCCCGTTGGCTACCGCGACCAGAAGGAAATCGAGACCGACTACGGCATCGCGCTGGAGCTGTGGACCAGCGGCAAGTCCGACGAGGACTGCGCCGAAATCCCCACCAGCGACGCCGTGTTCGCCGCTGCCGGGTCCGGCCGTAGCTACGGCTACTTCCTGTTCGGCGGCACCGAGTGGACCCCTGGTGACATCACCATCGGTGCCACGGTGTCGACCTTCACCCTGACCGGCCGCACCATCGCGCTGCCGTACTGGGGCAAGGGTCCGTACAACGTGCAGGAGGACGACACCGGGGCGGCTGGCCGCTTGGTGACGCCCACCAGCAAGAAGGAGCACCTGACCGTGTTCCGCACCCTGATCGCCCCGCCCGAGCCGACGCCGGGCACCGAGCCGGTGGCGCTGGCTACCAGCTCCGTGTTCGTCGCGCCGGATTACTACTACGGAGGCCCGGCCAACGAGCCCGCCGCCACCGTGGCACCGGACCAGCCCGCGACCCCGTAAGCTGCCTGGCATCAGCGAAGCAACAAACCGCCCCGGTCATTGCGACCGGGGCGGTTTGCCGTTGTGGGGCTAGCTGGCGGCGGCGACCGCCTCGTTGACGAGCTTGTGGCAGCTGTACCCGTTGCCGTACAGGGTGCGCACCTGGTGCGGGAGGATGCCCTGGGCCTCCAGACGGGCAGCGGCACCGAGGGCAACCACTACGTCGTCGGTGGCGTGGACGGAGAGAATGGCGCGGGCCATACGAACCTCGTTGACCGGGCTGCCGGTGTGGGCGACGGCTTCGCGGATGCGGTATTCAAGGGCGGCAGCGGCGAGAGTGGACATTGGTGGCTCCTTTACCTGCGGCGGCGGGGCGGTCCCGCCTTGCTGATGTGAACACACTAACCCGCCTTAGTCGGGTAAGTCAAGATGACCGATGCGCACTGCCAACCGATACCCTGGCGTCGTGGCTTTCACGTGGCCGGTCGACCGGTCTGACTTCCCGGCGCTGCCCGAGGAAACCGACCCTGGCTACGACCAGGCGGTGCTGGAGCAGCGTGCAGCAGCTGACCTGGCCGTGGCGGTGATGTGGGCGCTCACCGGCCGTCAGTGGGGCCTGTACGAGAACACCGTGCGCCCGTGCCGTAGCGAGTTCCCCAGCTGGCCGGGCTTCGCGCCGGGCGGCGTCACCAGCTATGTGCTCAGCTGGGAAGGCGACGGATGGGTGAGCTGGCCGTGTGGTTGCGTGGGCGCGTGCAAGGTGTCCGGCCCGCGCGCTGTCCACTTGCCCGGCCCTGTCTACGCCGTGACCGAAGTCAAGATCGCCGGAACGGTGGTGCCCCCGGCCGGGTACGTCACGGAGAACAACGTGCTCTATCGGGTCGGTGCGCCGTGGCCAGCGCAAGACCTTGGTCGGCCCCTTGGTGAGGCCCGCACCTGGGCGGTGACCTACCAGCGCGGCATCCCGGTGCCGGAGAGCTTCGCCGCGCTGACCGGGCTGCTGGCCAAGGAGTTCCTGGACGCGATCGACAACGAGGGCCGGTGCCGCCTGCCCCGCACCGTGACCACCGCCAGCCGCCAGGGCGTGACGTACCGCGCCTATGATCCCCAGGTCATCTACGCCAACGGCAAGACCGGCCTGCCGGAGATTGACCTGGTGCTCGCTGCCGTCAACCCGAACGCGCTGATGTCCGCGCCTACGGTGGTCTGATGACGCAGCCCTGCCGCACCGACCCCGCCATGGAGGTCATCGGTGCCGTGACGACCACGCTGGCCGAGTTCTTCCGTAAGGACCAGCTGTGTCCACCCATGGTCGGCGGCACCGCCAACATCCGATTCTTCGCTGGCGACGGCGCGCCGCTGGCCGCGTGGGACAGCCACGTCAGCCAGGGCTGTGACGAGCCTTTCGTGTGGGTGCGCGCCCAGCGCCGCTACCGCAGCCGGGCGTTCCCGAACCCCACGGTGGAGGTCGGGAACTGCAAGCTGCTCAAGGTGATGCCGGTGGAGGTCGGCGTGGCCTGGTGCGCGGTGGTCGAGCAGGAGCCCCGGTGGTCTGACTACGCCAAGGAGGCGGCGGTCAGCATGGACACCGCCTGGCGCGTGGAGGAGGCGCTGTGTGCCGCCGCTGCCCAGCTGCTGCGCGACGACAGCGAGCGCCTGGTGGGAACTGACATCATCAACCCGTACGGTCCAGAGGGCGGCGTCATCGCTTGGATCGGCACCCTGTACGCCAGCTACTGAGGAGGACAACCATGGCCAGGATCACCATTGAGGGCAGCCGCCTTTCGCCGAGCACGTTCCTGGCGGCGGGCGAGCGCGCCACCGTGCAGCGAACCGAGCGCGTGGAACGCCTGCTCGCGCGGGGCTTCGTGGTGGAGGTGCCGGAGCAGCGCACCGTTACCGAGGTGGAGGCCGACGAGCAGGCCGACCAGTCGCGTGAGGAGCTGGGCGTACCGCCGCGCAACGCCAGCCGCGACGACTGGGCAGAGTTCCTGGCCCAGCACCCCGGCGGCTTCGTCACCGAGGACAAGGACCGCGCCGCTCTCATCGCCGAATGGGACGCCTACGCGCCGCCGGTCGACGTGGAGTAGCCCATGCCGGTAACCGCGCGCATCCACATCAACGAGCCCGAGTTGGAGCGCCAGTCCGGCGCGATCTTCCGTGGAAAGCACCGCAGCCTGACCAGGCGCATTGCCACGCAGGCCCGCGCCGACGTACCAGTGCGCACCGGCAACCTGGGCCGGACCATCGGTGAGCTGCCGCAGCGCTACCGGCCGTTCCATGTGGACGGCGGCGTGGAGGCCACGGCCGACTATGCGGCGGCGGTGCATGAGGGCAGCCGCCCACACCGCATCGTCGCCCGGCACGCCCAGGCGCTGCACTTCTTCTGGCACGGGCGCGAGATATTCCGCAAGAGCGTCTGGCACCCCGGCGTCCGGTCAAGGCCCTTCCTGCGCAACGCTGCGCAGCGTATTGCCGCCGTTGACCCCGACATCCACATGACGTGACTTTCCCGACCTTGGTGGTAGTCTCGCGGCCGAACCCCAAGCCTCGGGAGGGCCAATGACCACGTTCGGATCGCAGGGCAAGATCGTTGCGCGTGCAGACGCCGCACCAGCCGAGGAGCAGCTGGTGCCGCCGGTTGACTACTGCGCACCGGACGACGACAAGGACGACCCGGCCCCCGACGTGGACGCGGTGCTGGCCGAGGTTGCCGCCGACAACGAACCGGAGGTGATCGTGGCCCCGCAGGACGTGCCCGCCGACCTGGCCGTGCAGGATGAGCCGGAGGACACCGGCAACGCTGTGGCCCTGGCCGTACGGTTCGACGTGACGACCACCGGCGAGGAGTGGAAGTACGACTACCTGGAGTTCCAGGGCGACAAGCTGGGCATCCGGCTGCCGACCCGGCAGGCGCTGGCGGCGTTCAGCCTGGCCAGCAGCAAGTACGTGTCCATGGGCGTGAAGAACGACCTGACCGGCCTGTTCATCGCCCGCCACCTGAGCCCCGAAAGCTATGGCCGGGTGTTCTCCCGCCTGATGGACCCCGACGACGCCGAGTACGACGTGGACACCGTGGGTGAACTCTTCAATGCGATTGTTACCGCCAGCATCGAGGCAGACGAGCAGGAATAGCCACCTGCTGGGATAGCCTGGGCGCGTGACCGATGTCGGCAAGATCAGCCTTGGCGTTGAGATTCATGCCGACGACCTGGCAGCAAAGCTGGGCGAGGCGGTGCGCCGGGCGGTTCTGCCGACGCTCGACAAGGTAAACCGCAAGCTCAACGAGGTACAGCGAGAGTACCGGAATACCGGAAACGCAGCCGAACGCAGCGCCGACAAGCAGGTGCGCCAGCTGCGCCGCGTGGCCACCGAGGCAGCCGCCACCGCTGCGGCAGTGCGCGCCGTGCAAGGGGCCTACGGCAACGGACCCCGCCGAGACCCGGTGCCGCCCATCGACCGGCAGCGCCGCGCCACCGACAGCCTGGGCAACAGCACCCGCAGCGTTGCTGACGCCCAGCGAGAGCTGAACGAGGCAATCAACATCTTCGGGCGGCGCAGCCCCGTGGTGGAAGCTGCACAGCGCCGCCTGGCACGCGCCGAGGCTGCCCATACCGCCGAGCTGGTGCGGGCGGCGGCGCGGTCGCGGGCGTCCACCGACAGCCAGGTCAACGATTACGAGCGCCTGGCACGTGAGGCCGAACGGTCGGCTGCTCGCCAAGCTGCGGCGGCGCGCGCTGCCGGTGGAGGTGGTGGCCGAGGCGGCGGTGGATCGGGCGGTGGCGGGCGTCGTGGCGTCCTTGGATTCCTTACCGGCACTACGGGGCTGAACACCATCGCCCTGGGCGCGTCGGCGCTGCCAGCAGTGGCAACGGGCGTTGTCAATATCGTCGGCGCGGTACAGCAGCTCAGCCAGGCCGGGCTGGCGCTGCCCGGCATCTTCGCGGGCGCGGCCAGCTCCATCGGTATCGCGGTGGTGGGCTTCAAGGGCATGGGCGATGCCGTCAAGGCGCTCATGGACGCCGCCGACGACCCGGCCAAGCTGGAAGAGGCGAACAAGCAGCTGGAGAAGATGGCCCCGGCTGCCGCTGCGGTGGCGCGTGAAGTCGCCAAGCTGGCGGGGCCAACCGGACCACTAAAGCAGTTCCAGAAGGACATTGCGCAGCCGCTGTTCGCGGGTATCGACACGCAGCTGGACGACTTCACGAACAAGGTGCTGCCGCGCGTCAAGCCCGGCGCACAGAAGATCGCCGGGGCCTGGAACAACACCTTCTCGGAGGCCATGCGGGTCGGCGGCAGCGACAAGACGCTGGGCTTCATCGACCGCATTTTCGGCAACACGGCCGAGGGCCAGAACCGTGCGAACAAGGCCATCGCGCCGCTGACCAGTGCGCTGGGTCAGCTGGCCGCAACCGGCAGTGACTTCCTGCCCCGGCTCGGTGATGCGATCACCAGCGTCAGCGAGCGGCTGGACAAGTTCATCAGCAAGAACGCCGCGAATGGCAACCTGTTCCGGTGGATTGACGAGGGCCTGAACGGTATGCGGGCCTTCGGAAACGCGGTGCTCAACGTTTTCAAGACCATCACGGGACTGACCAAGGCGGCGGGCGCGCTCGACGGCAGCCTGTCCGGCGACGGCGGGTTCCTGGGCTGGCTGGAGCGCAGCACCAAGGCCATGAGCGACCTGACCAACAGCGCCAGCGGCCAGGCCAAGCTGACAGCATTCTTCCGCGACGGCCGGGCCGACCTGGAGCGGTGGGGTGACCTGCTGCGCGACATCTGGCCTGCCATCCGCGAGGTAATCAAGGGCTTCCAGGCATGGGGCGACATCATCTTCCCCATCATCAAGGCGGCGGGCAGTCTCGTCGGCAGCCTGGCCGAGGTGCCGGGGCTGCTCCAGGCGGTGCTGGTCGGGTTCCTGGCGTGGCGCACCATCGGCGGCATCGTCGGGGGCATCACCGGCAAGATCAAGGCCATGAACACCGCCGCAGCGGCGGGCGGTGGCGCGGCCGGTGGCCGGTTCGGCAAGGGGCAGAGCGCCCTGCTGGGCGGCAGCCTGCTGCTCAGTGGCACCACCATGCAGCAGAACGCGGGCACCAGCACCACCAGCGGCGTGCTGGGGGCCTTGCAGACCATCGGCGGCGGCGCGGTGCTGGGCGGCACCATCGGCAGCGTGATCCCTGGCGTCGGCACGGGCATCGGCGCGCTGGTGGGCGGGGGCCTGGGCGCGGCGCTGGCCGGGTACAACGCCCTGGTCAATCAGAACAAGATCGCCACCGAGGCGGCGGCAGCCGCAGCCGAGAAGTGGGCAGCCACCAACGAGCGCAGCCATCAGGCCATGCTGCTGAACAGCCAGGCCATCAAGTCAATGAACGACGCCCTGGCCGAGTCCGGCGGCGCTATCGACGCGGCGACCCTGGCAGCCGTGGGCGAGCAGGTCAGCGCGATTCCCGAGAAGCTGGCCGGGGCCTACGACGAGAACACGTTGAAGGGCATCGCCACCGCGCTGGGCGACGTGGGCATGTCCACCGAGCAGATGGCCGCGACCATCACCGGCAGCCAGGGCCAGTTCGACGCGCTGATCAACCGGCTCCAGGGCATGGGTCCGGCCGGGCAGATTGCCGCGCAGCAGCTGGCCAGCATTCGAGACAACACGCTGGGCGCTGCCCAGAACGCCGCCGCCGCTGCGCCCTTGCTCCAGCAGCTGGCCGACAAGTACGGCGGCATGGCCAACGCGCAGGTAGCCATCGAAAACGCCTTCGCCGCCATCCCCAAGGATGTCCCGATCAACATCAACATGCCCAACGGGCAGGCGGTGTTCGACATCCTCAAAGACATTGGCGCGCAGATCAAGACCAACGAGGACGGGACCATCAACGTCACCGCCCCGTTGGCCCCGGCGGTGCTGGACCAGCTGCGTGCCCTGGGCATCCAGGTGCAGCAGAACAAGGACGGCACCATCAACGTCCAGGTGGATCCGGCCAAGTACGCCGACACCCTGGCAAAGCTGGGCACCTTGGGCTCCATGCTGCGCGATCTGCACGGCCAGTCTCTGGGCCTGCCGCCGGTACCCGGCCCGGCGAACCCCAACACGCAGGCGGCGAACCCGTTTGAGCTGCCGCGCCCCGGCGGTGCCGACGGCATGGTCATCCCTGGCTACGCGCCGGGCCACGACATCGTGAACGCCGTGCTGGCCCCCGGCGAGGGCGTGCTGATTCCCGAGGCGGTGCGCGGCATCGGTGGCCCGGCCGGGGTGTACGCGCTCAACAGCCGGTTCCGCAGCGGGCTGAGCAAGCGCTTCTATGCCGACGGCGGCGTGCACCTGGGCACCGGGGCACTGCCCGGCCCGCCGCCGGGTGCCGAGACCGAGCTGGGCGTGCTCATCCAGATTCGTGACCTGCTGGCCGGTAAGGGCGGCATCGGCGCGGTGGCCCAGACCGCCAGCGCCACCGACACCATCGCCAAGGCCAGCACCGGCACCACCGGCCAGACCATGGGTCCGTTCGGCACGCCCATCAAGGCCCGCAACCGGGGCTACGAGGCAGCCGCTGCGGCCATCCAGGCGCTCGGTGGCGACCCTGAGAAGTGGATCGGGGCCGACCCCACCACCTACGTCGCCCCGACCGCCAGCGGGGCGCTGGGCGGCACTACGGCGGCACTGCCGGGCATGGTCGACATCGCCGCGCTCCAGAAGTTCGCCATGACCGGCAACACCGCCGATCTGCCGCCGGGCATGTCGCTCAACGACCCGGTGGTCACGGCCATCACGGGGGCGCGGAACAAGAAGAAGGGCCTGAGCGACCAGGGCATCAGCGACCTGATCGGCCAGGCGCTGGCACCAGGCGGGTACACCGGCACTCTCGACAGCGACAACACCAGTCTGGTAAAGGCGCTGGAGCGGCTGCGCACCAAGGGCGTGAAGGTGCCCACGGGCGGCACGGCAGCGGTGGCCGGATCCACTGGCGTGCCCATGTACGGCATCCCCGGCGGCGTCATGGACCCCATCAGCGCCTACGCGCAGGCCAGCAGCGGCGGGCAGTACAGCTGGGGATCGAGCGACCTGGCGGCGGGCCTGTCCGACTGCTCGGGTGCCGTCAGCGACCTGGTGGAAATCATCACGCAGGGCCAGGCCACCAGCAAGCGCCTGTTCTCCACGGCCGACGCGGGCAGCGTGCTGTCCAGCCTGGGGGCGGTGTCCGGCGCGGTGCCAGGCGCGCTCCAGATCGGCTGGTCGGCCGAGCACATGCGGGCCACGCTGCCCAACGGGGTGGCTTTCGAGTCCGGCGGCGGCACCGGCCAGGGCGCGACCTACGGCGGCAACGCCAAGGGCGCGGCCGGTATGCCGAACATCATGTCGCTGCCGGTCAACGGCGTGCCCCTGGGCGCAGGCATGTCCGGCGCGCTGCCGGGCGGCGGTGCGGCTGCGGCCGGTGGCGGCACCCCGGTGTTCGTCACCAACTGGCCGGGCGGTGGCCAGCTGCCGCCGGGCGTGAACCAGATTCTCGGCGGGCTCACGCAGGGCGGCGGCGAGGCTGCGCAGAACGTGCTCGGTGACGTGATGGGCGCGGTGGCCGGGGTCGGGCAGGAGGGCTGGGCCACCAAGGGCGCGACCTACGCCCAGCTGAACCAGCTGGTCAAGGAGGGCAACCCGCTGGCGCTGGCCAAGGCGTTCGGCCTCAACGTCGAGGACTTCACCCGGCAGGGCGGTGCCGGTACCGACGTGGAGAAGAACGACCAGGCGTACGACGCCAGCGGGCGGCTGTTCTCCGACACGTCGGCCCTGTTCGACCGCACGCTGACCAGCCTGAACGCGCAGCTCCAGGCCATGCGCGAGCAGATGGTGGACGTAATCGAGCAGGTCAGCCAGAAGCTCAACGACGAGGCCCTGGAGCCCGTCGTGAAGGCCGGTGTGCAAAACGCGCTGGAAGGTCTCAAGGACAGCGTGTCCAACGCCATCGGCACCGCGATGGGCAACGCAGCCGCGCCGCCCATTGCCGACGCCGTGAGCAGTGCGGTGGCCAGCCTGCCCATCGACAACACCGGCAGCGGCAACGTCGGCGGCAACCTGGCCAACGCAGCCACGGGCGTCATCGGCATGGCGGGCGGTGGCCCGGTGAGCGGCGGTATCGCCGGTAAGGACAGCGTGCCCGCGCTGCTGATGCCCGGCGAGTTCGTGCTGAACACGATGGACGTTGCCCGCATGGGTGGCACCCACGGGGTGGAGGCTGCCCGGCGCAAGGGCTTCCGGCACTTCGCCACGGGCGGCGGCGTCATCGGTAACGACACCGTGGGCGCGGACTTCTTCGGCGTGTCCGAGGTGCCCATTATCGGGGCCATCGTGAACCTGCTGGTGCGCGTATTGCTCCAGGTTATTGGTGTGCAGATTGAAGTGCGCGACACCATGAATGAAATGACGGATGACTTCCGGCAGTTCCGTGGTGACGCATTTAAGGCATTCGATGCCCAGGGCCGTCTGCTGAATGACACCAGCGGGCTTATCGAGCGCACGCAGTCGAGCGAGGAAACTGCCGCTGAGGAGCGCATTCGCATCCTCAAAATCGTTATCCAGGCGCTTATCAAGTACATCATCGAAAAGGTGATTGTGCCGATTACCAAGGCGGTGGCCAACGCGGCTATTCAGGCCGGGGCCAGCGCTGCGGGCGCGGCGGTAAATACGCAGGCACCGGGTGCCGGTGGAATTGTCAGCTCGCTTATTTCCAGCGCGGGCCAGGCCGGTGTGGATATTGCGGCCGAGGTCGGTACGGACTTCGCACTGGCCATCAGCGAAACGCTGATCGACATGGTGGGCGACCAGCTCCAGTCGTCGTTCCCTGACCTGATGGCCGGGGTGTTCGGCGGTGGCGCATTGGCCAGCATCTTCGACCCGGCGGGCGGCATCCTGGGCACGATCATCGGTGGCTTGCTGGGCAGCTTGACGGCGGTGTTCGGCGGGCTGTTCGGCGGGGCCAGCACGCTGATCCCCGGCCAGAGCTTCGACCAGGGCGGGCTGGCCATCGGTGAGGGCTATCTGCCCAAGGCCACCGCCGAGCCCGAGCTGGTGCTGAGCCCCACCGAGACCAGCCTGTTCAGCCGGTTTGTCGCGGCGCTGGAGCGCGGCGGGTTCGGTGGTGGCGGCAGCCGAACCGTCCATGCTCCCATTACTGTGATCGGTGGCGGCACCGAGACCGCAGACGTGATTGAGCAGCGCCTGCTCAAGCTGATGCCGTAGGAGGACACGTGGCGTTCCGTGGCTACTTCGCTCTTGACGGGGTGGAGTTTGCCAACAGCAGCCGCGTGGTGGCCCACATCGGGGCCAACATTCCCACCATGGACCTGGGCCTGCTGGGCGACCCTGGGGACTGCTCGCTGGTGCCGGTGGTCGGTAGCCCGCTGCTGGCCGAGCTGCCCGCCAGCACAGTGCCCATCGGGCCGGGTCGGCTGCTCGGTACCGTGCCCGACGGCACCCGGCTGTACGGGCCGGGGCTGGGCCTGGTGGGCGATTGCTGGACGCCGGACACGTTGTGCTTCGGCTGCCGGGAGTCCATCGGCTACGACGACAGCTGGCCCGGCCTGAGCGACCTGCTGGACCACAGCCTCTACCGGCCCGAGCTGGCACCCTGGTACAGCACGCGGGTGCCCGAGAGCGCCGAGTTCGGCGGCGTCTGGGTGATGGACGTGAAGGGCCTGGACACCACGCCCACGCAGCGCGACGTGACCGAGGTGGCCGGTGCCGGTGGCGCGCCCGGCCCGCAGCGCAACCCCAGCCGCCAGGTGACGTTCGACGCGCTGCTGATCGCCTGCACCAACGCTGGCGTGACCTACGGGCTGCAATGGCTCACGTGCCTGCTACGGGCCACCGACGCCGACGACGGCAGCACGCTGCGGTACCTGGCCGCGCACCCCGGCGGCAGCACCGCCGACCCCGTGACCCTCATCCGCGAGGTGCACGGCGTGGTGCTCAGCCAGGAGCCCCAGGTGCAGGACGCGCAGAACCTGGCGCGCGGCCAGCACAGCCAGGCCACCATCTACCGCGTGCAGTGGACCATGACCGTCACCCGGCCGTACGCCTACAGCCCGCCGGTTGACGTGGCGGTGGACTGGGACGAGACCACGCTGGACCCCATCGGGTGGATTCACGGGGCCGACTGCAAGACGCCCGCCAGCTGCGCTGACATGCCGGTGTTCTTTGCCGAGGGCTGCGACGTGGAGCGTATCGAGGTCGTGACCACGCCGCCGCCGACGTGCGGTGGTTGTATGCCGGTCTGCGCGGTACAGACCCGCGTGTTCCAGCTGCCGGTATTCGACAGCCCATACCGCTGCCGCCAGACCGCCGTGACGCTGCGCGTGCGCAACAACAGCGAGGACAACCTGACGCTCCAGGCGTTCTACCGGCAGCGCAATACCCGCGAGCAGTGCGGCGACCAGCTGTGGCCCATCCAGCTGACCGGCGTTCCCAGCCAGGGTGAAGTGGTGCTCGACGGCATCAGCGGCCGGTTCTGGCTCCAGTGGGCCGGGCGCAAGCGCCGCCCGTTCAACATGGTCAGCACGCCCAGCGGTGTGCCGTGGCGACCGGCCGTCATCGACCGCGACAAGGACTGGGAGCTGGTGGTCATCAGCGACGGCGCTGCCACCTTCGACGTAAGCATGAGCCTGGCCGACCGGGAGGTGTGACATGCCGGTCGTGACCGACGATCTGCTGGTAAGCCTCCACACTGCGGGCGGCACCACGCTGTACCAGTTCCTCCCCGACGACTACACCGACCTCACGTTCGGCCGGGCCACGCGCGACGGCAGCCAGTGCAACCTGACGGTCCCGCCGCTGCCAGGGGCCGACCGCTTCCCCGACATCGTGTACTGGCACCACTGGCTCACCGTCTGGGACGGCACGCGCCAGGGTGCCGAGGCGGTGCTGTGGACGGGGCCGATCAAGAAGATTCGGGACAACCGCGCCGGGCTGGCGCTCCAGGCGGTGGACCACAGCGCCTACTTGAGCCGCACCCGCAACCCCATGACCAAGCGCTGGGACGCCGCCGACCCGTCCACCGTGGCCGCTGAGCTGTGGGCCTCCATGATCGAGGCGCAGGGCCTGGGCACGCGGGCGCTGGTGCGGCCGGACCCCGAGGGCGACCGGTACGACTTCCAGGTCATCACTGACGAGCAGATGCTGGACCAGACCATGGGCCAGCTGGTGGACTACGGGCTGCGGTGGACCGTGGTGGCGGGCACGCCCATCCTTGGCCCGTTGCCGCTGGACCCGGTGGCCACCCTGGGCGAGGAACACTTCCTGGGCGACGGTATCGACTTCGTGCGTGATGGCACCGGCACCGTGAACGACGTGCTGGTGCGTGGCCAGGACAACCTGGCCCGCGAGCGCGTCGACTTCTACGGCCAGAACCTGCAATCCATCGTCAACCTGGACAGCATGAGCGGCGTCAGCAACGTGACGCGGGCGGCGCAGAAGTACGTTCGCACCACGGGCGCGGTGCGCACCATGCTGGAGCTGCCCAGTGGCACCGTGCTGCACCCCAATGCGCCGGTTACGTTCGACCAGCTGATGCCAAGCGCCCGGTTCGTGATCGAGGCGCGCGGCGTGCGACAGCTGATGTTGCTTACCGGCTGCGAGGTCAATCGGCGGGCCGGGGCGGCTACCGTATCGGTCACCATGGAGACCGTGGAGGAGAAGCTGGAGCTGACCAGCGACAAGGCCGGGCCGACGCTGAGCCTGAGCGCCGGGGCGGCGGGCCGATGACCGCGCTGCTGGCACCGGGGCGCACCCCGCAGAACGACGCCGAGCTGGCCCGCAGTTTCCACGACCGGCTGCGCAAGCTGGAGACCGCCAGCACAGTGCGCGTCGGCCCGTGGGTGCTGTCCAATGACCCGGCCACCGGCAACCTGCGTGCCACCCGGCCCGGCCAGACCGTCGTCATTGACGAGTCGGGCAGCACCGAGGTACTGGACGCCGCCAGCCTGAACCTGTCCGGCTACGTGACGGACAAAGAGCTGGTAGACGCCCTGAGCCAGATCGACACGGGCGGCTCGCTGGAGTCGATGTGGTCGGACCTCTACACCGCGCTCACCGGCCTGCTGAACCCGGTCAACGCGCTCCAGGCCCTGGCCAACTTCTTCAAGGTGGAGCTGGGCAGCCCCATCACCAGCAACCGGCTGCCGCTGATCCCGCTGAGCCACATCCGGCCGGTGAATCCGAACCTGCTGCTCGACGGCAGTTTCGATGACGAGGCCACGCTGTCGGGCTTTCCCGATTGGGATTACGACGAGGCCGACGGCCGCAGCCGCCCCGGCAGCGCCTACACCATGGCCGACGGGCTCACGCACACCATCCGCAGCAACGCGGTGGAGGTCGAGGCCGACGACGAGCTGGACGCCGAGGTCTACGCCAAGTGGGTGGGCCTGGTGGTCACCGCTGCCACGCCTATCCAGCTGGCCATCGCCAGCTACGACGAGAACGACGTACTCATCGGCGGCGCGCCTGCCGTGGTGGCCAGCGCCGGGGCAGCGGGCGACAGCGGCGGGACCAATGGCTGGGGCACCAAGCTGAGCGTGACGGGCTGGTCACCGCCTGCGAACGCCAAGTACGTCGTCGTGGAACTGACGGTGACCACGGGCGCAACCGGCGGCACCGTCAAGTACGACGACGCCGCCCTGCGCAAGACCGGCACCCTGCCGCAGAGCTACATCAACGGGCTGGTCGATGCACTGCAAGGGCTGTGGAACGGCGTGCAAGCCCGCATTGACGACTTCATGGACCTGCTCGATGCGTTCGGCGGGTTCGTCATCGGCAGCGGACAGGGCCAGCTCACCGACGTGATTACCCGGCTCCAGGCGCTCAACCCGCTGACCGGTGTGTTCGACGCGAGCAAGCTGGGCAACCTGGCCAACATCCCGGCCATCGGCCAGGACAAGATCATCGGCCTGGTGGACGACCTGGCCGACGCCGTGGCCAACGGCGGGCAGACCGTCCGTGATGCGATCGTGCAAGCGCTGACGGGTGCCGTGCCGCCGGGCGGCGCGACCGACGCCAACGTCATCAGCGCGCTGACCAGCATTCCGGCCACGCTGGTGCAGTCGGCCGTGGAGGGCGCGAGCAGCATTGACGACGCCATCCAGCAGGCGCTGAACGCGGTGGTGCAGGGTGCCAGTGGTGTGCTGAGCGCGCCCGGCACGTTCGTGGACATCATCAACCAGCTGGCCGGTATGCGGAACAGCACCGCAGGCGCGAACGCGGCGGTGGTCAATCTCCAGGCGCAGGTGGCCGGGCTGGACCCGGCGGCGTCGTCCGAGGTGATCAACTTCGGCGAGTTCACCAACGCCAGCGCGCCGCCCAGCATGTTCACCAAGTTCTCCGACACCGGCAGCGGCAGCCTGATCACGACCGGCGGGCAGCTGGCCTGGGACAGCGCCAACGCTGGCCGCGAGCTGTATCTGTTCAACGGTGGCCCGCTCCAGACCGACCTCTTCGAGGTCAGCGTGGTGCTGCCGCAGGTGCCGACGCACGGCTGGTTCGGCGCGGACAGCTCAAACTACATCTGGCTCATCGGCCGGTCGAACGCGGGCAGCACTGCCCTGGTGGCGGCGCGCCTGGCCTGGGACGAGATTCGTCTGTACAACCTGGCGGGCGGCACGTTCACGCAGTTCGGCCCCACCATCAGCGAAAGCGACATCCTCACCGCCGGGTGCTCGGTCAGCTTCAAGGGCGGCACGGTGGCCGATCCCAGGTACTTCCACGTGTCCATCAACGGCACCAAGAAGCTGGTCTACACCGACGGCAGCGCAGGCGCGCCGGTCACGGTGCTGGGACCGGACTACCGGAACTGTGGCATGGGCGTGGAGAAGGGCGGCAGCTACCTCACCGGCACGATCAGCACCTGGTCCATGTACGACGGCGGCAGCAGCGCCGGGTCCGGCGTGGTGGCCGGGTACACCGCCGCTGGCCTGACCAACCTGAACCTCTGGAAGGGCACCGCCGCGCAGTACGCAGCCATCGCCACCAAGAACGCGAACACCATCTACGTGGTGAAGAACTGATGCCGGTTTTCATCGGTGACGAGAACATCGACACCCTGCTGAACCAGCTGGGCCAGGACTACGACAGCGTGTATATCGGCAGCGACAAGGTGTGGCCGGACATCACGTTCCCGTACACCCTGGTGAACACCAACGTCACGGGCGCGGCCATCCCGCCGGGTGCGACGGGCGCGTGGGTCCACCTCTGGGGCCGGGGCACCAACGGCGGCGGTGGCGGGTACGACGCCAGCACGCAGTCGTCCGGCCACGCAGCGGGCGGCAGCGGCGGCGGTGGCGGTGGGCACGTCCACAAAATCTTCATCTACGTGGAGGACATGGGGTCGGACTGGTCGCTGTTCTACGGGCCGGGCGCAGGCGCGGCCAACCGGTTCATCAGCGGCGGCGTGGACCTGATCGCCAACAGCGCCAGCGGCACCACGGGCGGCACCGCCAGCCAGACAGGGCTCACCGCCGAGTACTACTCCCCGCGCGCCTCCAACGGCGGCAACCGGGGCCAGAACTCCGACGGCGGCGGTGCCGGTGGTGCCGACGGCGGCGATGCCGACTGGACAGGCGACAACGCACCGAACACCAGCCCGCCGGGCACGCGCGGCACCGCCACCAACGGCGGCACCAACGGCGGTACCGGCGGCGTGGCCTACGGCGCGGGCAACGCGCAGCACGTCGCGGCCGGTGGCGGCGGTGGCGGCGGTGGCGGGTACACCGCCGGGCAGAACGGCACCGCTGGCAATTCCAACAACGGCGGCTCGGGTGGTGCTGGCGGCGCGGCGCGGGCCGAGGTCATCTGGACAAACGAGATTGTCCCCAAGGACAAGACCTGGGAGTTCGCGCCGGGCGCGTGGAGCTGGACAGTGCCCGCCTGGGCGCAGACGGGCTGGGCGGTCGACCTTATCGAGTTCGGCGGCGGCAAGGGCGGTAACAACGGCGGTAGCACCAGCGCGGGCAACGGCGGGCTTGGCAGCGTCGGCGTGGCCCAGACGCTCATCATCGGCACCGACATCGCCCTGGGCGGCACGCTGAGCGGCAACGTGGGCAGCGGCGGCGCATCCAACGGCGGCAACGGCGGCAACACCACCTGTACGCAGACCGGCCTCACCAGCAATGGCGCAACGGGCACCAACAGCGCCCAGGTGGGCGTAGGGGCCACGGGCGTCACCATTGGCGGCAAGACGTACAACGGTGGCGCAGGCGGCTCTACAGGCAGCACTACGTCGGCAGGGCAGGCCGGTGGCACACCCGGCGGCGGTGGCCAGGGTGGCGGGTCGATCTTCTTCATTGGCCAGGCTGGCGGCGTCGGCGGCGAGGGCCGGGTGTACGTGCGACTGCGGCAGGTCGTCTGATGACGGGCTGGTTCCAGCAGCCCAGCCCGCCACCGCTGCCCGCGCCGGGCTGGTTCGACAGCGAGGCCACACCGCAGCCGCCCGAGCCCGACGTGGCCTGGTGGGCGGTGCTCACCGTCGACATGGCGCACACAGTGGCGGCGGTCAACACGATGGAGCTGGGCGCGTTCAAGGCCCTGGGCATCGTCCACAGCGTTCATGCCACGCAGACGCTGGCGCTCCAGGCGCTGCTCAAACTGAACGTGGCGCACAGCGTCACCGCACAGAACACCCTGGCCTTCCAGGGGCTCTACATGCTGGACATGTCGTTGGCGCTGAGCGTGCAGCACGCGCTCACCCTGGCCCGCGTGAAGGACATCGCGGTGCCGATGCCGGTGGCGGTCAGCCATACGCTGACCCTGGCCCGCGTGCTGGACATGCAGCTGGAGCACGCCCTGGCCAGCAGCCAGGTGCTGACGCTCCAGAAGTACCGCACGCTGGCCGTGACGCAGAACCTGGCGGTCGGCCAGTCGCTGGACCTGGCCAAGATTCGCACGCTGGCCCTGGCCAACAGCCTGGGCATCACCAACCAGATGGCCATGGGCTTTCCGACCACGGGCCTGCCCGCCCCGGCCAGCTTCACCGCCGCCGGGGCTTACACCTACACCTTCCCGCGTAACTGCGACTTCATCGACGCGGTGATGCTCGGGGCCGGTGGCGGCGGGGCCAGCTCGGGCACGTTCTACACGCTCAAGGGCTACCCCGGCGAGGCGGGCGTCTGGGCCACCGCCACGCTCCAGCGCGGTCTCACCATCGCGTGGACGGTCACGCAGTTCACCGGCCAGGTGGGCACGGGCGGCGCTCGGGGCAGCGGTGGCTTCACGGGCACGGCGGGGCAGGCCGGTACCGCCACCACAGCCGCCGCCACCGGCTGGGGCGGGCTCAGCGGTGCGGGCGGTGCCGGTGGTATCGCCAACGCAACGGGCACCAGCGACAACGTGGGCCGGTCCCCAGGGAACATCACGTACAACGGCGTTCCGTACACGGGCGGCGGCACGCAGGCCACCAACGGCGCGGCCGGTAACCCGCCTGGTGGCGGCGGTGCCGGTGGTTCCAACTTCGGTGGCGCTGGCGGTGTCGGCGCTGCGGGAGCCGCCCGTTACAGGGCATACCAGTAGGATCACGACCGTGGCTGTGGGAATGACCGCCTACCTGGCGAACAAGTTGCTGGACCACGTGTTCCGCAACGTGGCATATACCCCGCCCGCCGTGGTGTACTTCCGGCCGCACGTTGGTGACCCTGGCGCGAACGGCACCGCCAACGGGTCGGCCAACGCCACGCGCTACGCCATGAGCTTCGGTGTGGCGGGGGCCAGCACCGCCGGGCAGATCGCTCTGACGAACTTCCCCGAGCACACCCTGAACGCCACCGAGACCATCACCCACGGTTCGATCTGGGACCACCCGACGGCAGGCAATTGCCTGATCACCGGCCAGGCCACCGTCAGCAAGGGCGGTGTCAGCGGTGACATCATCCGGCTGGCATCTGACATCGTGGGCATCACGCCCATTGCCGCATAGGAGACACCCATGCCCGAACTCACGTGGTCGGTGGCCTGGGAGGTCGCTACCCCGCCCGTGGAGCTGCTGCCCGCCCAGCCCATCCCGCCGACGCCGCCCGGCGACGACGCCGACGAAGCAGCCGCCCAGCAGTACAGCGACGATTACGCCGCCTACGAGGTGGCCCTGGACGAGGCGTACCACCAGACACAGACCGTGCTGGCCGACGAGCAGTGGTGGTCGGTAACGCGGCTGGAGTTCGCCGACGAGGCCGAGGCCCGTGCCACGCTGCCCGCGATGGTGCGCGCCAACGCCAGCAGCCCGTACGCCCGCAACTTCCGGCTGGAGACATCCCCGCCCCGCGTGTGGTCGACCGTAAGCTGATCGGGTGACCACGCCCAGCGTCTGCGTTTCCGAGCACCTGGTTGTCGGTGCCGACGGGAAGCTGCGGCTGGCCCCGTGGTCGGTGCCGCGCCTGGTGGCCGACGAGATTGCCCACAGCGGTGCCGACACCACCAAGCTGCTGGAGACCAGCACGCTGCCCGGCCGCTTGCTGATCGACAAGCCCGGCGTCATGTGGACCAACCTCACCCCGGTGGACCACATGGTGCGCATCATGGTGACCCGGCGATGGAAGCGGTGGATTACCAGCAACCCGAACGCGGTGCAGTTCCGCGACCGCTGGTCCACGGCCATCACGCCCAAGGGCAGCGCCGACGTGCTGCCCGCCGAGCCGGTGGTCAGCGGCATCTTCAACAGCCAGTGCGGCAGCGCGGGCGACCTGGGCAGCAACACCGTGGCCGAGCCGGTGCCCGGCAAGTTCTGGGCCTGGTGGGGCACCAACACCAGCGAAGAGTGGATCGGCCCCGTGGCCCCCGAGGAGACGTTGCGCGTGCATTACCGCAGCTACGTGTGGACGCCGCCACCGTTCAGCGACAACGCGAACAAGAACGCGCCCGCCCATGAGGCCGAGGCCGGGTACGCGCGCATCCAGCTGATGGCATTTCCGCAGCAGGGCAAGGTCGTGACCGGATGAGCACCAGCCTGAAAATCTGCACCGCTGAGTACATGATCAGCGACGTTCGCGGCATCGGGGTGCGCCAGACCTGGCTGCCGCATGTGGTGGCAGAGCAGTTCCTGGAGTCCACCAAGGAGGGCGAAATCAAGCTGTCGCCCGACCCGGTGACCATGATCGACGGCGACCTGACCTGGTTCAACAACAGCCCCGACCCCATGCGCATCATGGTGATGGTCCACCGGGCACCGCGCAGCATCGTGGCGCAGAACCCGGCCACCGTGGTCATCCACGACGCCTGGAGCCACCAGGTGGGCAAGAGCCCCAGCGCCGACTACCCCAGCGTCATCCAGGACACGTTCGGCGGGCGGCTCCAGGTGGACCGCGCCAGCGTGGCCAAAGACCTGCTCCAGTTCGGCCGGTTCTTCCTCGACGGCGACGACAGCCAGACCTACGTTGACCTGGGCGAGGTACCGGCCAAGCAGTCGTTCCACTTCCGCTACCTGGCCGCTGTGCAGACACCGGGCGTCTGGACGCAGCCCAGCGAGTTCGAGCCGCGCTGGGAGGCGTATGCGCGGTGGACCCGGCTGGTGGCCATCGGCAGCCCGGTGGGGGCGCTGTGAGCGACTGCGTAGACGAGACACACCTGCAAGAGCTGGACGGCGTGATCAGCCCCCAGCCGTGGATGCAGTGGCGGCACGTCGGCGGCGTGGAGGCCCCCAGCAAGACGGGCAACTACGGCGTCACGCTCACCAGCGGCGGGCTGGGCACGGTCGACGTGTTCGGCACCCTGGGCAGCCTGTTCGGCAGCCTGTTTTCGTCCATCCCGCAGCTGTTCGGCAAGTCGAGCCCGCTGGCCGGGCTGCTGGAGTCGGCGTCGGCGGGCGGTAACAAGAACGACCTCCTCCACAAGCTGCAATACAGCTGGACCAACGGCAGCCCCATCGCTCAGGACGTGTACGGGCTCATCACGCGCGGCGGCGCACGGGTCAGCCTCCAGCCGCGCAGCCGTGGCGGGCTGGTGCTGCGCAGCGGCTACGCCAAGCACGCGAGCGACCCCGGCACCCTGACCGACAGCTCCATGTTCGGCGTGGGCGCTGACCTGGGGCGCGGTGGGACGCTGAGCCTGGGCACCACGTTCGGCATTGCCGAGCACCGGATGAACAGCTGCACCATTCCGCTGGCACCCGAGCGCACCGGCTGGCTGCGGCTGGCACCGGGTGAGACCATCACCGCCGCCCTGGAGCTGCGCTTCATCAGCGAGTTCTGGGAGAACACCACCATCGACGGCGGCGATACCGGCAGCGAAAGCAGCTACACCACGGGCGCGACCCGTCTTGATCTGTTCGCGGTGCCGGTAATCTCGGGCTGACAATCCCTCCGGCCTCGGGAGACTGCCTTGTACGAACCGCCACCTGGATACGACGACTGCGAGGCCGACGGCGAGGCACACCCCACGCCGCCGGACTGGCCGTACCACACGCTGGAAGTCGACGGGGTGGGCACACTGCACGCGCGGCGACCACTGCCCAACGCCATCCCGGCGCTGGCCGGGGCGGCGCGCAGCAAGATCAGCCCTGAGAGCCGTATCGACCACCTGGACATCTTCGTCCAGAACCACCTGGCCGACGGGGAGTTCGAGCAGCTGCTGGCCCGCATGATGGACCCCGACGTGGACATGCCTGCCGACACCATGCTGCGCGTGAGCCGCGCGATTGCCACGGCGGGCAGTGCGCGCCCTACACGGCGGTCATCAACCTCGCGTTGATGGCCGCGCACAACTGGCGGGCGCTGCGCACCAAGGCCCTGGAGAACGGACACAGCGACCTGATGGCCTGGCCGAACATGCACGTGGTGCTCGACGCGATGGAGCAGCTGGGCCTGGAGAGCGCGGTGGCCGGGGCCAAGACGCAGGTTGAGGCCAAGACCGAGATGACCCGCTACTACGACAAGCTCTACAAGCCAGACATCACCGCCATGGTGATCAACGGTGACGGGTACCTGCCGCCCCCGCCGGGGTTCAGCGAGGAGGAGATGGAGGCGTCGTTCGATGCGTTCTTGTCGAGCGGCACGCGGTAAGCCAGCTATCCTGCACCCATGGCAACTACGGCGGTGCTGTTCGATACCAGTGCGCCCGCCGGTTCCAAGCTGGACCCCGCTGTCCGTGCCGAGGTGGCCGAGGTAGCGCCGGGCAACCTGGAGCCCGGCGAGGTCGACACCATCCACCTGGCCGACGAGGCGGTAACGCAGCCCAAGATCGCACCCGGCGCGGTAGGCAGCCCTCAGATCGCCTCTGGCGGCGTGAAGGCGGTCAACCTTGAGGCGGGGGCAGTGGGCACCGCTGCGCTCGCTGGCGGGGCTGTGACAGCCGAGAAAACGGGCCTTGGCGTCGTCACCGCCTATGACGCCGCCGGTAACCCCGTGTCGCGCCGCGAGGTCGAGCTGACCTCTGCCCAGTACCAGGCGTTGGTCACGGCGGGCACCGTGGACCCGAACACGCGGTACTTCGTCAGCTGATGCCGGTCTACCAGGGCGCAGCCAACCACCCGGCGTTCAGCAAGTGCTACGTCGGCACGCAGCGCTACCGCAAAATCTACGACGGCACCACCCTGGTCTGGTCCGACACCTTGATCCACGACGGGTTCGACTGGGACGGCTGGCTCCAGGGGTGGATCAACGAGCTGTGCGCGGCCGACGATCTGGGAGAGCTCATCAGCGACGGCTACGGCATGATCGTGGACGGGCTGGGCAACGTGGTCGGGTCGACCGTGGCCTACATCCAGGACGGCGTGAACGAGACCGGCAAGCTGGTGGCCAACGCGGGCACCAGCCTGGTCGACGCCTACTGCGGGGCCTGGGGCGGCAGCGCGCCGCCGGACGGGCTCATCGGCCTGGTCAACGGCATTCCGATCATCGGCGGCATCCTGGCTGACTGGCTGGCCGGTGACATCGACATCGAAAGCATCATCGGCAGCCTGCCGGTCATCGGCAATATCGCCAAGCAGATCGGCCTGCTGCCCGACAGCGCCGGGCACCTGCTGGACCCGCTGAACTACGTCATTGACGAGCTGGGCAACGTCGTCGGGACCATCACCTGCGGCAAGTACACCAACATCGGCGGCGGCATCGGGGAGAACATCTGCTACGTCATCGGCGTGGTGGAGCAGGCGGCGCGGATGCTGGTTCCCGACGGTCTCATGTCGCTGGACCGGCAGGTGAGCTGGGTCCGGCATCCCACCGTGCTGACCACCGACGACGGATGGGTGGAAACGCAGATCGCCAACGTGGGGAGCCCAGGGTTCAGCACGCAGGTGTTCCGGCGCTACGCCAACGACGGCAGCAGGGCGCGCGGCGTGGGCATGGACTTCACCGACAGCGCGGCGTCGATCGTGCGGCGCGTCGGCGGGACGAACACGCTGGTGGCCCCGAACCTGGCGCGCTTCACCGAGGGCGATGTGCTGCGGCTGGAGCAGGCGGGCAACCTGCACGTGCTGCTCAAGAACGGCAACGACGTGGGCGAATGGCCCGATACCGGCGGCACAGCGGCAACGGGCGCGTCAAACCGCTCGGTGGGCATGTTCATGGAAGGGGCCAAGGAGTTCCTTGGCTCGCGCCGGTTCGGCCCGGCGCTGAATTACCTTGACGCTGGCTAGTTCCCGGCTGTCTCGGTAACGCAGCCACGACCAGCCCCCGACCAGCGCCGCGCCTGCGGCGGCGCTGATGCCGGGATGCGGGTTCGTGTTGAAGAACGACACGGCAAGCAACAGCACACCTGTTCCACCCATGAGGGCGACAGTAACGGGTCGGCTGTACCGGCGCGCGTGCCGCGACATTACCGACCGCCCCACCAGCCACGGCCGGGGCGCTCGGCGTGCCAAGCGTCGATGGTCTCCGGCAGCCAGCCCTTGTGACGGCCCACCTCCACATCATGCGGCGGCAGGTCGATGCCGGACAAGGACCGGACGGACTTCATGCCCAGGCGCTTGGCCACGTCCTGGCGGCTGAGATACTTCTGCACCTTGCGCTCAGTGGTGGTCACCGGACGCTCCTTTCACGGGCTGTGGAGTTCCCCGACAGCGTAAGGGTTATCCGGGGCAGCTCGGGGTCACCGGCAACGATCACGGCGGCGCGTCCTGCCACCAGACGCTCCCATTCCCACTGGCCACCGGCCTCCACAGCAATGTTGACCGTGCGGTCGGGCTCGGCTTCGGCGGCGTCGATAATGCGGGCCACGTGGTCATCGAACTGGTCGACCAGCTCCTCCACCTTGGTCAGCATTCCAGGCGGGCACTTGTCCGCGCCGCTCTCGATGCGCTGGTAGTCGCGCCTGGGCTTGCCCAGCTTGAGCGCCATGCTGCGCTGGTCCAGCCCGATGTAGAGCCGGTAGTTGCGGATCAGCTCGCCCAGCCCGTAGGTGTGCTCCGTGGGCTGCGGGGCTGTAGGCAGCTCGGTCATCGTCATGTGCGTGTCCTTTCGTGGGGCCGACCCCGGCACCGAGGGGCGGTGCCGGGGTCGGGTAGGTGGCCGGTGGTGGTCACCAGCCAGCTTTCGCGGCGCACACCGGCCCGATGCCACGGGCGCGGCTCTCGTCATTGGTGAGCTGGCGACCGCAGATGCCGCACTCGCCAATCTCGTGGCCATAGCGGGCGCTGGCTGCCTCGGCACCCACGGCGGCGATGCGGGCCATGATCGCCCGGCCCTGCTTCATGCTCAGCTTCTGCTCGTCGCTGCCGATGATCTGCTTGACGAACACGTACCCGGCCCAGCGGCCGGTCTCTGGGCGGTCGACCTTGTAGAACGCCGTGCCGTTGACCGCGTGGACCTGCGTGTCGATGGCGTAGCGCCCGGCGGGCACCTCCACGGTGCCGTCCTCGTAGCGCCGGTCGTCAATGCGGACGTTGGCCTGGGTGGGCAGGCTCTTGAGCCAGTCGATCAGGGCGCTGGCACCCTTGCGGGTGAACGGTGCCCAGGCGTAGGCCATTTCCGGCGCGGCGTCGGCCAGGCAGTGGGCCAGGGCCTGGTTCAGGCGCTCGCCCAGCTCGTCGGCGGTGGCGATGTTGGCCAGACCGAAGTCGTCGGCCTTCACCGGGTCGGTGAGCACGTCGAGCAGCAGGTTGATCACGGCGGCGCGGCTGATGTACTTGTCGACGCCCTGGGCCTGCTGCCACTGGCGGCTGCTGAGCAGGTCGCGGATGAAGTTCAGTTGGCCCTCGCTGGCGGCAACGATGGCGGGGGCGGTGCTGGTGGCGAACGGTGAACCCATGATTACTCCTTGGTCGCGGCGGCGGGGCTGTCCCGCCTGGCTGATTACGACCACACTAACCCGACTAAGGCGGGTAAGTCAACCCCGACATTAACGGGCATGTCACGCGGACGGTCTACCATCGCCCCGTGAGCTTCATCCGGTCGAAATTCGCCGCCCGTGCCCTGCTGACCGTCGACCAGTGGATCGCCATTTTCGTCGCGGTGGCCGACGAGCTGGACATGCCGGACAAGCGCGGCGCGGTGATCTGCGCAGCCATGTGCGCCTTCCAGGAGGCCGGGGCCGACCTGCAAGACGGCAACGGGCGGCAAATCTGGATCCCCGGCAACATGGCCGACCCCTGCTACGCCGACGACCCCGACGCCTACCCGCACGACAGCGAGGGCAACGACGGGCAGTCCACCGGCCCGTTCCAGCAGCAGATGAACCAGCCTGGGAAAGCCCCGTGGGGCTGGGGCGGCAACTACGGCGACTGCGCCGGTACCCGCAAGCGCATGGACCCGTGGGACAGCACCCGCATGTTCTTCGGCTGGCCGGGCAGCGGGCTGCGCGACAAGGGCTACGACGCCAGCACCGCCCAGCGCGCCAACGACAGCATTCAGCGCGTTCAGGGCAGCGGCGTGCCCAACGCTTATGCGCAGTGGTGGGGCCTGGCGAACGCGGCGTACGACCGGTACCTGGGCAACCCGATCCCAGCACCGCCCAGCCCCGGCGGGGGCAGCAGCGGCGCACCGGCCCTGACGCCGAACCCGGCCTGGCGTGGTGACCCGCTGTTCCTGCCGCAGCTGCTGCGGGCCTTCGGGGTCAGCGTGACCACCTACACCGACGCCGACGGCATCCGCTGGGACCAGCGCGGGCATGGCGACTTCGGGAAAATCTCGTGGGTGCTGTGGCACCACACCGGCAGCGTCAACGAGACCGACAACGGCATCGCGCACCATCCGGCGCTGGGCCTGGCCGCGAACATGCTCATCCACCCCGACGGGCACGTGGTGCTCACCGGCAGCGGCATCGCCTGGCACGGCGGCGTCGGGGTGTACCCCGGCATCCCCGAGGACGGAATCAACCAGATCAGCATCGGTATCGAGTGCAGCTACGGGCCTGACCGCGACGGCCGGTACACGCTGCCCTGGCCCGAGGCGCAGATGAACGCCATGATCGCGGTGGGCGGTGCCATCAGCTGGTTCCTGGGCGACACGCTGCCGCCGAGCCACCAGATCGCTCACAAGGAATGGGCCGGTGCCGACAACCCGCTGGGCGTGAACAAGCAGGGCAAGCCCGACCCCGGCAATCTCGACATGACCTGGTTCCGCGCGCAGATCGCCGCGCGGGCAGCAGCTGGCCCCACAACCGGAGGAGACGACTGGATGACGAACCCCGACGCCATCACCATGCTGGCGGCAATCTACCGCGAGACCGTGACGCAGAAGTCCCCGAGCCGGTCGTTCATGGCCGAGGACGGCACGCTGATCGACACCCCGCTGGGCATCGACTGGAACACCGACGGCAACGCCTGGACCCTGGTCATGACCGAGGCGTACTGGAACGACGTGCCGCTGGCCATCACCGTGGTGGAGGACATCGCCGCCAACGGCGTGCGGCAGACCAGCTGGGCCGGTAGCGCCGACAAGGACGACCAGGTGAAGTGGAACCAGTGGCTGCGGGACTTCGGCCAGGCGTACTGCGCGGGCCTGGTCCGACGTAAGGCCCAGTGGACCGCCCTGGTGGCCGCAGTTTCGGCCCTGGCTGCCGCACAGAGCGCCGCTGCCGTTACCGCCGAGGCAACCACCCCGGCCGCACCCAAGAAGCGCGCACCGCGCAAGAGGGCGGCAACCAAGCCCACCACGACCGGCGGCGCAGAATGACCGCCCCGGCCTGGCACCCGCCCAACACGGTGGGCGACGTAGACCCGAACATCGTGCTGGCCAAGCAGAAGCTCGCCAAGTACAGCTATGGCAAGCCCGCCAACGACGGCACGCCCATCTACACCGCCGAGTTCGGCGCGGCGCTGGCCGAGTACCAGCGGCGGCGCAACGTGGAGATTGACCAGGGCAAGTACCTGCCGCCGCGCATGACGGCCCTGGGCACCCTGGACTACGCCACCAAGGTCCAGATGGAAATCGTGCCCCGCGCTGGCGGCGGCGCGAACCCGCCACCGGCAGCCATCATCACCGACGTGCATTTCCTGTCCAGCCCCGGCAGCGGTGCGGACTGGTGGATCGGCCCCAGCTTCGAGGTCGGCGAATGGCTCAAGACCAACGCGGGCGTCCGGCACTGGCCGCTCGGGTATCCCAAGGGCGGCTATCTGGGCCTGATGGGCGGCGACAGCGCCCAGAGCTACCTGGACACCATCGCCCTGGAAGGTGCCGAGCTGGAACGGCGCATCCGTGAGGACATCCTGCCGTTGTACGGCGTCAAGCTGGCCCCCGGTGAGGTCATCAGCATGGAGGACGTGGACCAGCTGCCCGCCGGGTTCAAGCTGATCTTGTCCGGCTACAGCCAGTCGGCCGACGGCATCATCCGCGCGGCGGCGCGGCTGTTCGGCGACGGGGGCATCTTCGCGGCGCTGCGCAGCTTCGTGAAGGGCATCCTGGTGTTCGGCAACCCGGCCCGGCAGGGCGGTGCCACCAGGTACGGGCGCAACCCGCGCGGCAAGGGCATCAGCGGCTACGTGGCCCCGAGCTGGCTGGCGGCGCTCATCATCGACGTGGTGACCGAGACGCCCACCGCGCCGGACTTCTACGCCTGCAATGTCAGCCCCATCGCCACGGCGGTCTACGAGGTGGTTATCCACGCCGAGACAGAGCTGCCGTTCGTGCTGTACCTGGCCAAGCTGGTCATCCCGGCCATCCTGAACCTGGTCAGCGGCGGCATCTTCGGGGCGGGCGGCATTGGCGGGCAGCTGGGCAGCGCCGCCACGGTGCCCATCCTGGCGGGCCTCACCGGCATGAGCGGCGGGCAGCTGTTGCCGTTCGTCAACATGGCCCAGCAGGGCGACGACGAGCTGCTGGCACCGCTCATCGCCGCGCTCAGCCCCACCGGCCTGCTGCTGAGCCTGCCGCAGCTCATCGGGCTGTTGCTGGCGCTGCCCGGCATCCAGACCCATGGCGAATACCACCTGCCCAAGCCCGAGTTCGGCGGGCGCACGGGCATCCAGGTGGGCATCGACCTGGTAAGACCACTGCTGTAACCTGCGCATAGCGGCTCTCGTGGTTGTGGGCTCAGCGGGCAAGGCCCCGACACCTGGGGAAGGTGCCGGGGCCTTGTTTCGTTCAGCCGGGTGTCAGCTGATGGACTTGCGCCACTCCTGGTAGAGGGCCTTGTCCTCGTCGGACCCGGCAGCCAGGATGTACGGCGCGGACTGGTTGGGCTTCTTGTTGCCCTTCACGATCCGGCCGAGCAGCCAGGCGGTGCCCTTGTCCAGCGCCCGCTTACCCTCGCGGACCAGCGCCTTGTTGAAGATCATCACGTCATCCAGGCGCTCGCCCACCTCGTAGGGCTCGCAGGTCTCCACCTCGCCGTCGCGGTTGAGGAAGGCGTAGCCCTCATCGGTGGCGACGGTGACGTTGGCGTTGGGCGTGCCCGCCTCGGGCAGCGTCAACGGGATGATGTCGGCGCGGATGAACTCCTGCTCCTCGTCCTTCTTGGACACGCTGGTGCTCATGCTGCCGTGCTCGGTCGGGTGCATGAGGATCAGCTGGCCCAGGAAGAACGCGGGCTTGTAGCCGCTGATGCCGGTGGGGTCACTGGCGGCGAACGGGTCACCCTTGCCCAGGCTGGTCTCCTCACCGACGTTGGCCACGTCGTCAGGGCCGGGCAGCGGGGCCTTGGCGGCAGCGGCGGGCTTGGCGGCGGTGGCGGTGCCACCCTTCTTATCGAACGGGCTGGGCATAGTTGCTCTCCTTGGTGATGGTGTTGTGTTGGTGATGGGTTACAGCAGTCCGGCGATGGTCTCGGCGAACTCCCCCAGGTCGTCATCCCAAACGTCCTGGTAGGTCTCATAAACGGCCTGGCCCTCGTCCAGGCTGGTGATCTCGCTCAGCGCCAGGCGCGCGGTGGCGTAGCGCACCGCCTCCTTGCTGGGCACCGGTACGGCGTGCTGCGGTACCAGCTTCTCGGCCTCCTTGCGGCGGCGGCGGGTCTCAAGGCTGGTCACCATGGTCTCCGCGCCCCAGGTCAGGTCGATGGTGATGGCCGCTGCGCGGTCGGGCTCGTTGCTGGGCACGTGCAGCAGGATGGCGAAGTCCTCGCGGATGGACGGCATAGGCTCCCAGCCCTTGCCGTCCACGGTGAGCATCTTGGTGGCCCAGCCGTACACGCCTCCCACCTGCACGCCGAACGGCAGCCAGCTGTACTCCAGGCTCTTGCTGGTTTTCACGTCGCCCAGCACCAGCTCGCCCGTGGTCATCAGCTTGAAAATGCGGTCGATCTTGCCCGCTACCGGCTCCTCGCCCTGGTCGTTCAGCACGGTGCGCTCGACGTACTCCGGCAGCGCCACGATGCCCCGGTGGGCCATCACCTTGCGGGCGTAGTGGATGTGCGGCTTGACCACCTCGGGCACCTGGTGCAGCAGTACCAGCCCGCAGTCCAGGGCCTCCAGCCAGGCGTGAGCGCACTCGCCCAGCTCGCGGGCGTCGGCCCCGCCCATGCAGTTGTCGATGGTCTCCAGCACCGCGTTGATGCGGGTCACCTTGGGCTGGTTCATGGCCTCGTCCAGCAGGCCGATCAGATCGGCGGCGGTGACCTTCTCGGGGCTGCCGTCGTCGTAGACCACCTCGGTGGGATCCATACGAAGCAGGGCCACCACACGGCCGACGGTCTCGCGCATGGCCCACTTGTGCAGGCCGGTCACGTCGTCCAGCGTCTTGGCGATGGTGGTGGCACGCGGGTAGCCCGTGGGCCTGCCGGTGGTGGGGCTGGGCAGCTGGTACCAGCCCCAACCGTTGAACTTGCTCTCGGCGCGCGGCGGCGCAGGCGGCAACGGGTAGTGCATCCACTGCGTGACGCGCTGCACCGCCTGGAAGTCCTCGGTGAGTTCGGTGGGGCCTGTACGGGCCATAGCGGGCTTCTCCTCGGTTGTTGGGGTGGTTGTGTCGGCGGGTGCCGTTTCGTGCGCTGGCGGGGTGCACAGCGGCGCAGGCGCGTCACTGGCGCGGTAGTCGGGGTGGGCCTGGGCCAGGTCGGCGGTCCACCCGTCGCCGGTCACACCCCGATACCAGGTGGTGCCGTTGGTGTCGGTGCGGGCGGGGTACTGCACCGCCATGCTGGCCATCACGCCTCCAGGAACTTGTCGAGGACGCGGCTGGTCACCCGTACCGAAATCTCGTCGCTCAGGCGGGCCTTGGTCATGTCGTCGTCAATGACGATGCCCAGGGTGCGGGCAAACTTGAGCTGCGCCTCGCTGGGCTTCTGGTTGCGCCGCCAGCTGGCTTTGCGCACGGGCAGCTGCTGGTCCGATTCAACGATCCACACCTCTGCGTTCTCCAGCGCGGTGGCCAGGTCGATGAAGTCGGGATCGTCGGTGTGGATGGGGAACCGGCCGCTGGCGGTGACCCAACCGCCCCGGCGGCTGCGGGTGCCCATCTGGCCGATGGCCCAGCGCACCGTGTCGGCCTGGCCCTTGGGCGGCACGCGGTAGCCCTCGGGCATGATGAACACCACCTGGTTGTCCTCCATGAGCGGCAGGAACGGGATGCCGCCCGTGGTCTCCATCCAGACAAGATCGCTGTTGGCCAGCAGGTCGATGGACACCATGTCGACCGGCCCCTGGCGCACCTCCTTGACGGCAGGCTCGCCACCACCGTCGCCCATCAGGTCGTCCAGCTCGTCAAGCTCGATGTCCTCGCCGAACTCGTCCACCTCGCGGGTCTCGGCCCCGGTGTCGAGCGCGGTCAGGCTGACCAGCTTCATGGCCCTGGTGCTACCCGCCAGGTCGAGCACCAGCGCGTCGTCCTTGTCGGGGTACAGGCGCAGCGCCCGGCCGACCATCTGGCTGTAGAGATTGCGGCTGCGGGTCGGCCGCGCCAGCACCACCGTGTCGCACATCGGGAAGTCCGCGCCCTCGGTGAGCACCTGCACCGTGACCAGCGCGCGGGCGGTGCCGTCGCGGAACTGTTCGTACACGGGCAGCCGGTCGACGTAGCTCATGGCACCGGTCACGGCCAGCGCGGGGAAGTCGGCGGCGGTGAGCGCGTCCGCGATGTGGTGGGCGGCGTCGACACTGGCCGCGAAGATGATGGGGCGGCGGTCGGCGGCGTGCAGCTTGATCGCATCCACGACGTACTGCGTGCAGGCTTCCATCACCTCGGCCAGCTCGCCCTGGTGGAAGTCACCGGCCACGCTGCGCACGTCGTTGAGGGCGTCCAGGCCCTTGATGCGCACCGTGAGGCCACGGGGCTGCACCAGGAAGCCCTTCTTGATGGCCCAGCGGATGTCCTTCTCGTAGCTGATCTTCTGGATAACGTCGCCCAGGCCGATCACGCCGCGCTCGTTGCGGTACATGGTGGCGGTGAGCCCGCACATCAGCGCGTCGTCATAGCCGCCCAGCTCGCTGAACGTGGTGTGGAACCCCTCGGCACCGGCATGGTGTACCTCGTCCCACAGGATGACCTCACGCTTGCCCAGGGCCTCGCGGCGGCGGGCGGTGGCCAACGTCTGGAGCATGGCGAACACGATGGGGCAGTGGTGGTCGTCCTCTTCGGCGCGCACGATGCCGATGTCGGACTCAGGGATGGTGGGGTCCACGGCCAGCAGATCGCGCTTCATCTGGTCGAGGAGTTCGCCCCGGTGGGCCATGGCGACAACGCGCTGGCCCCGGCGGTAGGCGCGGCGGGCAATCTCACCGATGACACTGGACTTGCCGGAACCCGTGGGGAGAACGACACCTACACGGTTCTTGCCGCTGGCCCAATCCTGCTCGACGGCGTTGGCTGCGGCGACCTGGTAATCACGGAGCTGGCGCGGGGCCGGTGCTGCGGTGGTGGTCATGTGTTGGCTTTCGTGTGGTTGTGGTGCTGGTGAAGTGTGGTGTTGGTGGTAGTCGCCCGGCCCCAGGTGGCAGGCCCTGGAGCCGCGCGACGTACCTAAACTAACCCGACTATTGCGGGTAAGTCAACTGCTACTCGAAACGGCCGTCAAAATCCTGGTCAAGGTAGCCGGACACGTCCACGTCGCGCATCTGGGGCACGTCGGTGAGCGCCAGCTTGACCTCCACGGCAGTGCGGACGTTGCCGACCTTGGCCAGCACGTCGCGCACGGCGTCGGCCAGGCGCTTCTCGGCCTCCTCCACCGTGTCGGCGTAGTGGGCCGGGATGTCCACGGTTGCGCTGATGCCAGCGCGCAGCACGATCACGGTGCGATCCAGCCGGGCTCGTCCCAGAGCGGCTGGTTCACCGCGCCGGGCGCGTCACTGACCTCGTAGCGCTCCACCCCGTTGCTGGCGAACGGCACGAACCTGGCCGGGGTGTACGTGCAGCTGCTGTAGTACCTGCCGCCCGAGCAGTATGACGATGCGGCGATGGTGTGCGCCGGGGTGTAGAACTCCCGCAGGCGGGTCCAGCTGCCGTCGGGGCGGCGGGCGCTGTCGCAGATGTCGCGGCTGTTGCCCTTGCCCCACCAGAGGCCCTGCGTGGTGATGCAAGTGAACCCCGGCGGGGCAGCCTGGGCCGGTGCCGCCAGCGCGCCCAGGGCCACCACAGCCCCGGCAACGGCCGACGCAGCGCGGCGGCGCATCACAGCGCCACCTCGCCAGCTGCCGCCTGGAACACGTGGGCCAGCTTGGTGAGGCCCAGCAGCTTCAGCTCGTTGGCGCTCACCACGTCGCCCGTGGCGGCGTTCAGCACCTCCAGCAGGGCGCGGGTCTCGTTGATCTGCACCGGAGAGAGCAGGGCCTTGGGCTGCGTCACCGCCTTGCGCACGTCGTAGTCGGCGGGCTGGGAGTAGAACACGTACTCCACATCGGTGACGCCGACGGCCTTGCGGGCGTCGGCAGCGGTGGGCGCGGCTCCCGGCTTGCGCAGCTGCTTGGACAGCCAGTCGCGCAGCGCGCCCATCTGCTGCGGTGACCACTCGCCCCGGTGGTTGTCGCGGTAGTCGCGCACCGCCTGCGTGTAGCTGGCCTGGGCCTTGTCGTGGTTGGCCAGGGCGGTCTTTGCGGCCTTGATCAGGGCGGCGCGGTTGAACGAAACGGACATAGCGGTTGTTCTCCTTCGTGGTTGTGTACTGCGGATTAGTCCTGGTCGTTGACTTCGGCAGCGGCCAGAACGCGGGCCTGCTCGGCGGTGTTCACGCTCGGGATGTAGCGCGCCCCCGAAGGGGTGCCGGTCAGGGTCTCGATCAGCGAATAGCGAAGGCCCTTGTCGACTGCCTCGGCAATGCGCTGCTTCCAGTAGACGGGCGTGTCGGCCCGGCTGATGGCATAGGCGTCCGGCCGTACGGCCAGCGCAATTTCGGTGCGGGTCGCGCCCTGCTGCGTGAGCCGGTCCACGAACTCACGGATGCGGATGGCGGTCTCCACGATGGGCTCGGGCAGCGCGCGGGCCAGCACGACCTCGCCCTGCATCGGGTCCACGCTGCCGTTGGGGCCGGTGATGAGCGGTGCGCTCACCCCGTCGGGAAGCTCATGGTTGATCATCAGCAGCGGCAGCGGGTTCTCCAGCTGCTCGGCGTTCTTCTGCTTGCTGGTGGTGATCTCGATGCACTTGCCCGGCAACCGGCCGTTGTCGTCGGCAATCTGGCTCACGTCCCAGGTGGCCATGCGTACCAGCAGCTCGCTGTCCAGCGCACCGTTCAGCGCACTGCTGCCGCGTGCGGTGTCGGGGCTGCCCTTGGCGGTGTGGTGGACCACGCAGACGCCCGCGTTGGTCAGCTCGCGCAGCTTGTCGAACCGGCGCACCGCCTTGCCCACGTCGGTCGCGCTGTTCTCCTCCAGCCCGGCGCTCATACGGGCGAACGTGTCGAACACCACCAGGCCGATGCCCTGCCGCGCGATGTAGGCGGCAATCTCGCCCCAGGCTTCGTTCTGGGCGCTCACCAGGATGATGCCGTTGCCCAGCAGCAGGTCGTCGGCCAGGTCCACGTCGTGGGCGTCCTCCCACGCCTTGAGGCGCTGCACGGCACCGCTCAGGCCCTCACCGGGCAGGTACAGCACGCGCGTCTTGCGGGTGACCCGGCCCTGCCAGTTCTTGCCGGTGGCGATGTGGCAGAGCATGTCCAGCACGACGGTCGACTTGCCCACCCCAGGCGGGCCGATCACGCTGCTGAGCCCGCCGTGCTCCAGCAGCCCGTCGATGATGTATTCCGGCGGCGGCATGTCCCGCCAGTGGCTAAACGGTGCGATGCGCGGCACCCCGTTGTGCGGACTGTCGAACACGTCGGGGTCGGGGTCGTCCACCTCGTCGGCGTAGGGGCTGTCGTCGGCGGGCCTGCCGAAATCAGCAGGCAGGTCGGACAGGTCGGCGGCGTACTCCACCGGGTCGGAGACCTCAATGGGGTGGTTCTGGGCTTCATCGGCGTCAGCGCTGTCAGCGTCGCCCACACGGTGGTACCACGTGCCGTCGTTGGCCTCGTAGGCGTCGTCCGGCCCGATGGTCGCACCGCACTGGCAGACCACCGTGTTGTCCTCGGCCTGGTCCTCGGGGTAGATGTTGCGGTCCTGCTGCTCGCGCACGGCCAGCTCGGACTCGTCCACCTCGGGCAGGTCAAACTCGCCGTCGCCGTTCATGCGGTGGTCGCGGTCGATGCCCTTGGGGTCCAGGCCCGGCTCGACGGACAGGTCCGGCGTCACGTCCATGTCGTCCATGGCCTTGCCGACGTTGCCGCCGTAGTTGATCAGCGCCACCGCCTGGAGCTTGCTGATGGTGCTGGTGCCCTTCTCGGCCACCCACGCATCGAACGGTTCGGCAGGGTTGTCGGTCCAGATGTGCAGCGGCGCGTTCGTCTCGGTGTACCGGCCAGCGGTGCAGCCGGTGTCGTGCGCGGTGGCGCTCTTGGGGCTGGCATGGACGCCCGGCGCGGTCCACACGGCGCAACCGCAGCTGTCGGCGCGCGGGGCCGGGGTCCAGCCCAGCGGCTCCAGGATGCTGGCCCAGCTGACGTTCTCGGCCCAGCGGTCGATATGCGTTGCCAGCTCGGGGTTATCAGTGTCGCCTGCGCTGGCCTCGGCGCGCTGCACCCGGCGCTCGCCAGCCGCCATGATGGCCTCGCCCAGCCAGTCGGGCAGGTCGTACACGTGGCCCAGCTGTTCGTAGGCACCCTCGGGCCGGGTGCTCGGCGGGATGAGCACGTAGCGGCGGTCCCACAGCACGGCGAACCCATGGTCACCGCCCCAGGTCATCGCGCCCAGGTGCCGGGGCAGCACCGGCAGGTACTTGTCCGGCACGGTGAACCAGAAGTGCCCACCGTCGGCGTGCGCCCAGGTGCTGGGGTCGTTGATGTCGGCGTCCGGCCCGACCTGGCCGGGCGTGAGGATGGTGGGCGCGGGCCGGTACTCCTCGGGAATCTCGGCTACCTCAAACCAGCGGTCCACCTGGGCGGCGGTGTCGCAGTCCACGACCACCACACCCGACCCGCCCACCTCCACGGCCAGGTTCACGGCGGCGGGCTTGGTCATCACGATGGTGCCCGCGTCCTCGCCCTTCTTGTTCCACGGGCACTCGACGCCGGGCGTGCCGTCCTGCTCCAGCTCAGCCCAGGTGCTGAACACCTGGATGTACCGCTTGAGGTAGCGCTCCAGGGTGGCCTTGTCGTCGGTGGCCAGCGCCAGCCCGGCACCGGACTTCACGGTCTGCCAATCGCGCCGTCCGGCAGCCTGGGCCTCCTCCTGGGCTGCCTTGTCGTCGGCCTTCCGCTTCTGGGGTGTGCGCAGGTCAGCGGGCACCTTGCTGTCGGGGTAGATGAACAGCAGGTGCAGACCGAGGTCGGCAGCCTGCCGGATGAACGCGCGCACGGCTTCGTGGTCGGTGTTGTCGACACCGGAGCCAAGCACTGCCTCCAGCGGTTTGGAACCAAGCATGAACAGGGCCTTTCGTGGTTGTGGTTGTGCGGTTAGACGTAGCGGCCGGGCTTGCTGGCGATGCCGCCACCGAGCGCCAGGTAGCCCACCCCGTCGGTCCAGCTGTCGGCGTGGTTGGGCGTCTTGATCAGGCGGGCCACCTTCACCAGGGCCATGCAGATCGCCACCTGCTCGGCGGTGACCTCGTGACCGAACACCACCGCCCACAGCGCGCCGGTCTCGGTGAAGTTCTGCTCGGCGTCCCCGTACACGGCGTTCCGGTCGTTGTTCACCAGGTCGGCGGCGGTGGCGCAGATGGCCCCGGCGCGCTGGCCGGTGGTCTGGTTCTCGCTGGCCATCTTGACCAGGGCGTCCATGCGGGCCTTGAGCCGCCCCTGCTTCACCTCGGGCGGCAGCTCACCGCGCAGGTCCAAATACTGCTCGCGGGCCGACAGGCCGGTGAGCGGTGGTACGTCCAGCTCGATGGGACCACCCTTATCGCAGTGGCAGCCCAGCGAATGCGTGTCGTTGGGGCAGGCGGCGGTCTTGGGCTTGGGGGCGGCGTCGGTGGCGTCAACGTCGGGCACGGCGGGCTCCTCGGGGTCGGTGGTTGTGGTCGCGGTGCGGGCCAGCTTAGCGGCGGCAATCTCGCGCTCGAATGAGCCGCACGTGCAGGCGATGCCGTCGGGGCGCAGGAACTCACACTGGGGGTCGTGCAGCACGGTGCGGCTGCGGTATCCGCTCATACCTTGGCCCAGGCGCTTCCCATGTCGGCGCGGTCGGTGCGCAGCACGGGCACCCGCTCGGCCCAGGTGATCAGGAACTCCGGCGGCGTGAGCATGATCTGCTGGACCTCCTCGGCCACTTCGGTGTCCACCACCAGCTCGTCGTGCATGGCCAGCTGGAGGTGGTCACCGATGCCGCGCCTGTCCATCTCAACGATGCTGTTGGCCAGCACGTCGTACGCACTGCCCTGGATGGCGTAGTTCACCGCCTTGTACTCAAAGCCCTGGTCCACCGGCAGAATGCGCCCGCCAGCGGTGACCACCCGGCCGTACGTCTCGGCGACGTTCTGCACCTTGCGCATCCACCGCTCGCAGCCCTTCATCGCCTCGAACATCTGCCGCCTGATCTGCGCGGCCGACTCCTCGGTGTGGCCGATCTGGCGGGCCAGCTTGGCGATGCCCAGCCCGTACATGGTGCCCAGAAGCACCACCTTGGCCGTGGGCCGGTCGATACCGGCGCTGCGCTGGATGGGCTCGTACAGATCCTCCCCGGCCTCGAACGGGGCCAGGAAAGCGTGGTCCTTGGCCATCAGCGCCATGGTCACCGGCTCGATCTGAGACCAGTCGATACTGGTCAGGCCCTGCCCGTCGTCGCTGATGATGGCCCGCGCGTCGGCGGGGAACTGCTGGAGTTCGGGGCTGCCGTAGGCCATGCGGCCGGTGGCGCTGGCTCCCAACACGCCGACCTGCGGATGGCACCGGCCGGTCACGCTGGCCTGCCGGTCGACCTTCTCCAGGTAGCCCATCACCTTCTCGATGGTGGCCAGCTTGCGCTGGGCTGCGGCCAGTGGATGGTCCAGCCCGTCGAGGTCGGCCTTGGTGGCGCGCAGCTTGCGGGTCGGAGTGCGGGGCCAGTTGGCGGGCAGCTCGCCGCGCTCATGCAGGTATTCGACCAGCTTCGCGCCCTTGCCGCTGCCGCCTTCCAGCCCGTGCGCGGCCAGTTCGGCGATGGCCAGGTTACGGTCGATGTCCACCTGCTCGGCGTAGCGGTCCAGGTAGGCGCGGTCCACCGCCAGGCCAGCCGCCGACCGGCGCAACATCACGCGGTGGACGGTCTCCTGCGTCCACAGCAGCTGCTCGGCCTCGCCCTCGGTGGTGGCCCCGTAGGTCTGGAACGGATGGTCGGTGGCCCAGTGCAGTGCCTTGGCGCGCATCAACGGCTCGATGCGCAGTGTGGCCACCGTGTCGGCCATCGCGCCGTAGCGGTACACCGGGCTCTCGATGTCCATGCCCTCGAAACCGGCCTGCTGCGTCTTGTAGCCCGCTGCCTTGAACGCGCGCTCCAGCCCACCCTTGTCGTCGTCCAGGCCCAGGTGGCGCACGCTGAGCGCGGTCAGGTTCTTGGGGACCATCACGTCGGGCACGGCGAACCGGGCGATGACCAGGGTGTCTACGATCTTGCGCACGTCGGGCAGGTCCAGCAGCTGCGCGTGATGCAGGATCGGCGCGTCGAACGGCGCATTGTGAAACACCAGGTGCCTGGCGTGTTCCACCATGTCGCGCACGATGCTGTGGTCGGCACCGTTGCGCGCCGGGTCCAGGATCACGGTGTGCACCTGGCCGGTGCCGGGCACCTCCCACGCGAACGTGACGCAGTTGATCGTGAACGAGTTGAGGCCCGGCGTCTCGATGTCCATTGCCACCAGGTGCTCGCCCGGCTCGGTGCCGTAGATGAACTCGCCGCAGGCCAGCCGGGCATTCTGGCCGGTGTGCATGGTGGCGTCCAGCACGGGGTCATACCAGCTGCGGCTGGGCACGCGGGGAATGGCGGTGGTGCCCAGCGCAGCGGCGTCGGCGGGGGTCAGCTTCACGGTGCCACCCTGTTCCACGCGGTGGCCAGGGCCTCGCGCAGCTCGTCGGCGGTGCAGTCGTCGGCCAGGGCCTGAACCGCCTCGCTGATGGACTCGTCCATTTCGGCGAACAGATCCTTCCGGCCCTGCTCAATGGCGTCGTTGACCTTGGTTTCCACCTCGTCGTCGGGGGTCATCGTCTCGTTGTCGATGTCCTCCTGGTGGGCGCACCCGTCGGCATGGCCCTCGTCGTACTTGGCTGCCAGCTGGTCGTCGGTGACGCCCGGCCCGGCCATGCTCCCCGCGCTGCCCGGCGGGCAGGTGTACTGGCCGGTCTCGGTGTGGATCCATCCCTTGTCCGGCCCGTTGGTGGTGTGCACCGGATGACTGCACTCGGGGCACGCGCCCCGGTCTGTCAGATACTCGGTGGCGATGTCCATGGGGTGCGGCAGGCCGGTGGGCGGCGGGGCCTGGGCCTCCAGCACGTCGGCCGCGTTGCGCAGGCGCTTGAGCATGGCCTGGCTGACGTTGCCGGTGATGTCCACCCCGCCGGTCTCCAGCACCAGGATGGCGGTGCGCACCTGGGCGGCGGTTACGGCGGTCTCCAGTTCGATGGTCACCAGGCCACCCTTTCGATTGCGTAGTTCAGGGCCTCACGGGTGACGCCCAGGTTCGACCAGCCGCGCAGCACGTCGGCCAGTTCGCCCAGCGACGGGGCCTGGTCCAGCTCGGGCTCGTCGTCAGGATCAACGGCGTCGGGCTCGGGGTCCAGGTATGCCTCGAACGCGCGGGCAGTGTCGATGATGGCACCGTCGCGGTCGCGGATGGCGCTCATGCCCGCCCAGGCGCGGCTGGCGCACTCCAGGGCCTTCTCGCGTGCCCAGGTGCCGCCGTGGGTGCAGCTGGACAGCGTTTCGCTGAGCATGGGCAGCTCCGCGCCCAGGTACTGGTCGTGGTGGTATTCGCCGACGCGCACCACCTGGCAGGGGAACGTGACCCCGGCCTGGGCGATGGACATGGGATCCCAGCCGCCGGGGCTGATCCACACGTCGACCTGCGGCAGGCCCGACTCCGTGGTGACCTCGCGGCGCACGAACGCCACCGCCTCGCTGGTGCGGTCGCCCGCGATGCGCAGCCAGCTGATGATGCTGCCGTCGGGTAGGGTGCGCAGGTGGGGCTCGTCGCGGATGTAGGCGTCCTCGGCCCAGGGTGCGGAGGTCATTCGTGGTCACCACCGTTGGCGGCGACACCGGCCACCGCGCGCTCGTAGGCGGTGAGGGCTGCGGCCACCGGCTCGGGCAGCTGCGTGCGGTCCAGCGGCTCGCGCCAGTTGCGCCATTCCCGTTTCCGGCTGATCTTCTCGCTGACGCCGCCGCCCTTGAGGCGCAACGGGCCGGACAGCGTGACGCCCAGCAGCTGGCCATCGTCCCACCGGGCCACCATGAACACCGGCTGGAAGATGGCAGTGCGGCTGAACTCGGCGGGGCTGTCGGCCACCGCGCCGGGCGTGATGGCGAAGCGGGCGACGTGCTCCACGTCGGTATGGGTGCTGGTGGGCTCGCGGCGCACCTTGGTGGTCGTGGTGCTGGACAGCCAGTCGATGTCCGTGGTGCCGGTGACCGGCCCCTCAATGAATCCGATGGTCACGGGGTTCTCCTTCGTGGTTGTGGTGGCGGGGTGGATCAAACCTGGTCGTCGTACAGGGCCAGGGTGGGCACGTCGTTGTACTGGTCGGTGGGGCGCAGGGTCACCGGCTGGTCGTGGAACAGGGTCTCCTCGGTCTCCGCGCCCAGGCCGATGCGCACGTGGACCTCGCCCTCATGGGCGCTGAGCTGGCGCAGCTCGCCGGTCAGCACGCGGGCAATCTCGGTGTTGTTGTCCCACTGGCGAAAGCGGATGGTCTGGCCGATGTCGGCCGCGCGCAGCTCGTCGGCACGGATGAACGTGTTGCGCTTGAACCGGCTCTCGGGCTGCACCTCGTTGGCGCTCACTGGCCAGCGCCCAGGTGCTCGACGGAAACGGTGACCACCGGCAGCGCGTAGTCCATGGGCGGGGCCATGCCCGGCCCACAGATGCGGTTGCCCATGGTGGTGCAGTCCCAGCACGGCTGGTCCTCCTCGCACTGCTGGGCGGTGGGCTCAGCAACGCGGTGCTCGGCAGGCTCGGCGGTGATCAGCGCGCCGACCGGCATACCGATGGCCAGGCCGATCAGCAGCCCCGCGCCGAACATCACCGCGCGGTCGGAGTTGGTTGTGGGCATTGTGGCTGTCCTCCCAGGTAAACCGTAGCGGGGCTGTCCCGCCGGGGTAATAAAGGTTATACGTTACGCAGCTCGGGCGGCGCAAGCACTTGCCCGACACTGGGAGGGTATCTGCTGCTAGCGCGGCATATGGCCGGTTTGCGCCCACTGCTGGCCGCGCTGCATCTGGTACAGCAGCGACACCGCGCGGCTCACTTCCGGCGGCAGGGTGACCATCAGCTCGTCCCACACACCGCGCCGCCGCAGCTCGTAGCACAGCTCCACGAACGGGCCATAGCTGTCGGCGCGCACGTCCTTGGTGACGACGTGCCCCAGCGCGAAGCACAGCGCGCTCGTCGGGGTGGAGTGCAGCGGCGTGCCGCCCGCGAAGCGGGGCACCTGGGGCACGGGCAGGGGAACGGTCATGCGTCTCAGACTAGCCCGTCAATGTCGGTGGTGTGGCCCGCCCTGGCTCGCGTGCGCGCGTGTACGTGCGCGCGGGCGCGTCAGCGTACCGGATCGACCCCCAAAAAGTCAAATTCCCAGGTCAACTACCTAGTCTAGTGACTTGACTCGGGTGTTAGGCTAGGGCAGCTACGCCAAGCCCAGCCACACCCGGTGTCATAGTCCCCGACCGTGGCAAGGTGAAAGTTCTTCTTCCTACTCTGGAGTAGGGTCACGTCCGTGCCTGGGGCTCAGCCCGTGGGGCTAACCCGCCCTTAATCCTGCCGGGCGGGCTGCCCGCTGGCGTAGCTGGTGGCGTGGCCTTTCGGGCACGGGCATTATTGGGTTAGTGTGAATGCCATGACCACAACCACACGCAAGACCACGAAGAAGGCCCCGAAGGGGACCGTGCGTACCGAGACGCTGGCGCAGTTCAGCGCCGCACTGGACGACCATGCCGGGCAGCCGGTGGGGTTCGATGTACTGGTGCGCAAGCTGTTCACCGCACGGGCGCAGATCAAGCAGCTGGAGGATGCCCGCAAGGGTGTGTTCGAGCACGTCAAGAACGCTTACGAGCTGGGGCACCGGGTCGTTGGTGGGTATGAGCTGAAGGTGTCGCACCCGGCCCCCGGTGAGCCGTACCAGGCGGTGAGCAGTGCCGAGGTGAAGAAGCAGGCCCCGGCTGCCTGGCGGCGGGCGCAGGCAGTGGTGCCGTGGGTGAGCGTGCAGGCCCCGGCAGCGGTGGCTGCGGCGGTGCCGGTTATCGAGGCACCAGACGGCAGTGGGTTCATGGCACCGGAGGCGGCGGTGCTCACCCATCGGGAGCACCCGGCGTGGAAGAAGATCAAGCTGCTCAAGGACATTGAGCAGGATGCCATCGCCGCCCTGGAGAAGCTGGGGGCTGAGTTCGGGTGGGACGGTGACGCGCAGGTGTTCGCCGACGGCTGGCAGGTACAGCTGAACCGCGTGCAGTTCAGCGCCGAGAAGCTGCGTGAGCTGGAGCCTGACGTGTTCGACCGGCTGGCGGTGACCAAGGTGCGGGCGGTGTCGCCACGGGTGTACATCGGCAAGATCAGCACCGATGAGGCTGACGAAATGGATGGCGAATAGCCCGCCTGAGCTGCGGTTATGTGACGGTACTGGCGCGCCAGCAAACTAGGGGTTATACATATAACCATGGTACGCATAAAACCACGTGGGCCGGGTCGCCCGAAGGGGCCAGACAAGTTGCTGGTGCCCGTGAAAATGCTCCCTGACCAGCGCAGACGGTTCAAGGCCATGTGTGCCGCGCGGGACATGACTTACGAGGAAATGATTATCGTTTGGATGGATAAAGAGGACGCTTTGGAGCGCCGAAAGGCCGCACAGCAAAAACATCCGCTTCACCAGCCAAAACAGGCCAGTTTCTATCCAGGAGGAGGGCAGCGTGTCCAGCCCCGACAGTGACGACGAGGCAGTGTTGGCCCCGGCCGAATGGACCGGCAAGCCCGTGGTCTGCACCACCTGCCAGAACGCAGGCAAGCCCGTGATGGGACAGGACGGCTGGCAGCTGCCCATCCACGGCATGGTCGAGCGGGAGTTCCCGTTCCGCATCGTGACGTGCCCCGGCAGCATGGGGCCGGTCACGGCCATGCAGACCCCGCAGCCCATGGAGCAGCGGATCGAGGAGCACGTGGTCCGCGCCATGCCCGACCGCCCGAACGACGACTGGGACACCCCGTGAAGCCCTGGCAGCTGGCGGCGCTGGCTGAGCTGCTGCGGCACCCCGAGCGGCGCGTGATCGTGACATGCGTGCCGCCCCAGCACCCGCAGACGGGGCAGCGCCGTGGATGAGTGGCCCGAGCTGGAAGCGCTGGCGCAGGCGGTGGACGCCTGGGACGAGTGGCCGGGTACCCCCGAGCCCCGCGCCCAGGCGATCATCGACAAGGCGCGCGACGTGGTGCGCAACTACCGCGACACCCTGGCCATGATCGCGGCGTACAAGGCGATGCCGCCGGTCACCATGGACACGCTGCGCCGTGAGGGCCTGGTAACCGAGGCCCAGTATCGGCGTCAGGTGGGGCTGCCGCCAGCGGCCGAACCAGGCGTGAAGGCGTGCATCGAGATTCCGGTGCCCGAGGGCTACGACGAGCCGTGCCCCAACGGGTGCGGCGTCTACGTCGTGAAGGGCTATCCACACTTCAATTGCCCCAAGGAGGCGGGAGGTGATCGACACCGTGACGATTGAGCACCAGCGCGGCACCAAGCCCGTCACCCGTGCGCGGGTCGACCGGGCCACCGCCTGCTACTACCCCGACAGCCAGCGCGTGGTCCTGGTGGCCGACAAGGCAGACTTCGGCGCGGCGCTGCGTGCGCTCACCGAGCTGCGTGACCACTACGGGGCCGAGCTGGAACCCCGTGAGGGACAATCGCCAGCATGACCCGCCAGCCGATCATGGAGCTGACGCCCGAGCACGCCGACGGCACCATCTACGCCGACGGCGAGGGCGATCTGTGGCAGCCGTGCCCGTTCGGCTGGATGGTTACCCGGCGCACGCCGTTCAGCATCGACTCCATGCTGTCCACGCCGCTGCCGATCTATGGCCCGTACGTGCCCGTGCTGGGGCCACCGGCCGAGAGGAGCCAGTTGTGACCGTCAGCGACGATGACATCAGCACCCTGCTGGACGAGGAGCTGCTGGCCCGCCGCACCAAGGTGATGTTCCTGCGCAATGCCGGGGCCACCTGGGCGGCGGTGTCCAAGGAGACCGGGGTCAGCATCGCCACGTGCCGCAAGGACTACCAGGTGGTCTGCCGCGACATCAACAACGAGCAGCCCGCCGACGTGGTGGCCCGGCACCGCGCGGTCATCTTCGACATCCAGCGCGCCAACTACCCCGCCATGATGCGCGGCGACAAAGACGCTGCCGCCACCATCCTGCGGGCGCTCGACCGCGAGGCCAAGCTGCTGGGGCTCGACGCGCCCACGCGCATCCTGGCCGGGGTCAGCGACGTGGAGTTCGCCAACGAGGCTGCCCGGCTCATCGAACGCATCACCGCATTGGATCCCACAACCATGAAGGAGCTTGGCCGTGCCACCAACAGCGCGCCCCGCGTCATCGACGCAGAATCCACTGACCTTCCCGATGACGAGGCGAGTGCTGCGCAGGCTGCGCCGATGCCTGGGGCAGCGCCCGGCGCTGACGACGGTGACGACGACTGGTCCAACATTGCCTGAGCCCGACGCCGCCCACGGGTCGGCCGAGCACCGCTGCCGCCTGGTCGAACGGCACGAAATCAGCGCGCCGGTTGACGACGAACAGCCTGACATCGCCCACTACCGCGAGGCGGTGGCAGCCATGTTCGACCAGGCGCGGGCCTGGCACGCCGCCCACGGGCTGGAGCCCATCGACCTGGCCCGCTTCGCCCGCACGGCCAGCGCCAACGGCCAGGCGGCGGTGGGCGTGCAGTGGACGGTCACGGTGGGGCGCGGTGAACTGAGCGCCGACCAGCGCCTGCCCGGCGTCATGGACAGCTGGAAGTGGTCGGCCCGCTTCCACCACTGGCGCAAGGTGTTCAACCGCATGGACGGACGACAGGGGCGGCTGCTGGCGCTGCGTGAGGACGGCCGGGCCAGCGTCACGCCGTTGTTCCGCGACCACCGGCCTGCCGCCGAGACGCCGCTGAACGCGGCCAGCTTCGGCGTGCTGACGGGCAGCGTGGACGGCTGCACGTGCCATCTGCCCGGCCCGTTCAAGGACATCTGCCCTGTCCACTACGACGCCGACACGTAGGCGGCGCGCTACCATCTGGGCCATGGGCCTCGCTGACCGCCATCACTCCGTCCAGCACCTGGTTGACCTGCTGGAGCCGAATCCCAACCTCCCCGACCCGCTGTTCCGTGTGGCCGACGTTGCCGCCTGCCACCGGGACAAGATGCTGGAGCTGCTGCAAGACGGCCCCGAGCTGGCCGCTGGCCTGCGCAAGCTGCTGGAGGCCAAGGACTGCTTCGTGCGCCAGGCGCTGCTCGATCGCGTGGAGGACGAGGGCCAGTGACCGGCACGCCCGAGCAGTTGGACCAGGTGCGTCGCAACGTCAACCAGCTGGCCAGCACGCTGTGGTGGAAGGCCCAGACCAGCCCCACGCCCGAGGAGGCCCTGGCCACGCGGGACGCGCTGCTGGCGCAGGCGCGGATGAACGGGCTGGACGTATGAGCGCCGACCCGTGCGAGCTTGACGACGACGAGCCCGACACCAAGGGCTGGCGTCCCGACCTGCTGCTGGTGCCCGCGCTGCTGGCCGGTAGCCCGACCACCATGGCCGACCTCTGCCCGGCCGACCGCGCCTGGGCGGTGGCGGGGCTCATGCGCGCCGGGCACACCGCCGAGCGCATCCGCGACCGCATGGGGTGCAGCCTGCGCACTGTGCGCATGGTCAGCGCGTGGGCAGCCACCACCGCCATGATGCTGCTCCAGGACGAGACCGAGCACTTCCAGGACGAACACCGGATGCAGGCCAGCGAGATTGCCCGGCTGACCCGTGAGCTGGCCACCAGCGAGGCCACCGCCAAGCGCTACCAGGACCAGCTGGCCAACGTGCTGGACAGCTACCTGACCGGCGAGGCTGGCCCCAGCTTCCCGAAGTGCGGGCACCCGAAAACCAAGTACAACACGTACACCGCGCCCAAGACCGGCAAGACCAGTTGCCGCATGTGCCACCGTGACGCCCAGCGCGACTACGAGGCCCGCAAGGCTGCCGCCGCCACTGTGGAGGCGTAGGGTCGGCCCCATGGCCAAGGCACGCAAGGGCAGCCGCCGGGCCGGGGCATTGCGCGGTGGCCGGTCCAAGATCGCACGCAGCCGGGGACGCGGCACCGTCGCGCTGCACACCAAGGCCGGAGGCATCGCCACATTCGCCAAGGGCAGCGGTGGCGGCTACCGGGGCTTCAAGTCCAAGAAGCAGTGGCGCTGGGCCTGGGCCACGCATCAACCCTGGGCGCGCAAAAAGTCGCACGAAACCGCCGGTGGTCCCAAGGTGCGCTATCGTCGCCTCCCGGCCAGCAAGCACTCCGGCCACTGATAACCCGGTCATCAGGATTCAGCCGAACGCGCCGAGCGCGCTGGCCAGGAACAGCAGCGCCAGCGCCGCAGTGAGGGCCACATAGCCCGCCTGCCGCCAGCTGGCCCACGGCCAGGCCACCACCTCGGCCTCGGGCTGTTCGTGCCAGGGCGACACCCACAGCGCCGCCACACCGACACCCTGGCCCAGGCAGCGGCGGCACCGGTAGGCGTCGACCAGCCATCGCATGTCGTGCCGGTAGTAGCAGCTGCCGCAGCCCTGGCACCAGTCCGCGCGGCCATCCAGAAGCGACTGGACACCGGGCTCCACCACGGGCCTGGGCCGGTTACTCGGCGGGGTCGGTACGTGCTTCACGGCACCGCGCGGCTGTCTACCGCCCATCACCACATCTCCAGGGGTACGTCGCAGGTCTCGGCGTGCTGCGCCAGGTAGTGCGCGCCGCACGTCTTGCAGTGGTCTGTGTCGTCGTAGGGGTCGGTCGCCGCCCGCAGCTCGGCGGTCATCCGTGCGCCCTGGCGGCAGCTGCACCCGGCGCAGTGCGGACCACGGATGTTGCTGCGCCGGTACGTGCCGCCCTGGCTGCCGGGCACCAGGCGGTCGGCAATCACCTCGTCCTCGGTCACCAGCCGCCCGCATTCCCAGCAGGGCACTTTCGTGCCGTCGCCGCCGAATCCGGCCTCGGGGCTCACCAGCCACTTGCGCCGGGCGCGCCGGTCGTAGCTGCTGCCGCGCTCGTTGCGGTTGCTGCGCCCGCAGATGCTGCTCATGTGCCCCTCACATGGACGAACACCCCGGCCTCGTCGGGGCTGCGTACGTACATCACCACGCGCACGGGCACTAGGCCAGGCCCGTCGGCCAGCAGTTCCGGCCCCTGCTGTAGCTGAGGCAGCTCCAGCAGGTCCACACCGTCCTGCACCACCAGGTACGTGCCGTCGGCCGGGCCACCGAACAGCTGCACCTCGCGGGTGCTCATGTCGGGCTCGGCGGGTCGTACACCAGCCGCCAGCGGTCGACTATCCACACCACCGCCCACCAGTGCCGCAGGTGGTGCCGGTCGGCGTCGAACAGCCGCTCCACGTCGGCCCGCGCGGGCACGCCAGCGCCGGTCATCCCTGGTCTCGTTCCCAGTCGTCCAGAATGGCGTTGATCCTGTTCAGTGGTACCACCAGCGCGCTGCCGTACTCAGCGCACAGCTCGCGGATACGGGCCAGCGCCAGCCGGTCGGGCGGCAGGGCAAACGGGTCGCTGCTCACAGCTGGCCTCGCTTCACGCGGGCGTCCACGCTGCTGCACCAGGCATAGTGCGGCACGTCGGTACGGGTCCGGCAGCAGGCCCGCAGGGCGCTGTGTGCGGCGTCGGTGGGCACCGGGGCACCGCACTTCACGCAGCTGGGCCAGCCGAAGCCACCGCTCGGGTCGGCGTAGTAGTGCTGGCAGGCGTCACGGTCGGACAATGCGGGCAGCTCCTGATCGGCCAGCAGCCGGTTCCGAAGGATGATGCGGGCGTACCGGGCCACCTCGGGCTTCTGCTGGTTGATCAGGCCCATGCATGCCTCGGCAACCTCGGCGGGTGTCATCACGGGCACTCCTGGTCTGGGCGGTGGATCAGATGGCATTGCGCGCAGATAACCTCACGCGCTCCCACCTCGAACTCCCGCATGTCGATGGCGTCCTCGCTGCCCGGCCCGCGCACGGTGGGCCAGTGCTCGGGCTGGTCGGGCTCAAGCCCGCAGCCCAGGCCCGGCAGGCAGTTGGGGCAGCCCAGGGCCTCGCTGTGCCCGTTGTGGCCGCACTTGCGGCAGATCACCTTGACGGTCATGGCCGCTCGTCCCATCCGTTGCGCATCCCGCTGATCAGGCACGTCTCCCCGGCGGTGTTGGTGTGCTCGGCAAAACAGCGCTTGCCCTCGTCGTCGCGCACCACGTCCACCGTCTTGGTGCAAACCGGGCACCAGTAGGTGCCCTCGCCGATCACTGCGTCCTCACTACGGCGGTGACGGTCGCGCCGGGCGTGAAGTGCTCCCGCCAGCCGTGGTACTCCAGCAGCGCCCCGATGTCGTCCAGGATCACGAACCGATCGCTGGCCAGGCCCACGCGCACATTGCCCACCAGGGGCCGGTCCAGCGTCGTTTCGGCCAGGGTCACGTGGTCGGTGTGGCAGGGCCTCCACGGTGCCCACCAGGGGCGCGCGTTCACGGCCATCACCAGGGCCACCATCATGGTGCCGGGGCTCACCTCGGTGGCGGGGTCCACGGCTGCCGGGGCGTCGGCCATGGCGCGCTCGCGGTTGACCCGCTCCCAGTGCAGCAGCCACACGCGAATGATGAGCCCCAGCGCCACGCCCAGGGCGGCGTCACGCCAGCGCCACTCCCAGCCCAGCAGCAGGTCCAGCCCGTAGGCCAGGCCCATGCACACCGGGATGACCACGAACCACCAGGTCAGCCAGTCTCTCAGGGTCGCCATGGTTCGGCACCGCCTCCCGTGCTCACGTTGTGGTCAAAGCACCAGCCATAGCGCCAGTGGCAGGTCGGCCCGCAGGGCAGCACGCCCATGGCCCGCAGCACTTCCGCGTACTCCTTGCGCGTCAGCTCGTCCATCACTTGCCCTCCAGCTTGGCGCGCAGTGCGGCCAGTTCCTCGTCGTCCAGGGGCGGCACCACCGGCTCCAGGATCAGCCGCAGGTCGACGTTATGGGTGTCGCACCACACGGTGGACGGGCCATTGAACATCAGATCGCAGCCCAGCTGGGCGTGGACGCCAACCTCGGGGTTCATGTTGGGCAGCCAGCCGTTCTCGGGCCGGGCCTCGGGCACCGACTCCGCGATACGCTCCAGGGCCTCCACCGCGCGCTTGGCCAGTGTCATGGCGTCACGGGTGGGGCCGGGCAGCAGGTTAACCATGGTCAGGGCGTCCTTTCGTGGTGAGCGGCAGGCCCGCTCGGCGTAGGTGGGCTATGGCGTTCTTGAGGCTGCGGGTGTCGCTGGGCGTGCTGGGCAGCGTGGTGGTGAGCACCCCGCCGACGTACACCTTGAAGTGCCCTCGGCATTGCTTCACCTCCCCGCCCACGGCCAGCACTGCGGTCACCAGGGCGCGGACTTCGGTGTTGCTGCCAAGCCCGCGCTTGCGGCCACAGCCCGGCACCGGTTTGCCGGATTGCTGGGGTATCGGTTGGGCCACGGTGGGCCTCCTTTCGGTGGTGGGCCGGGCCTTCCGGCCCACCGGGTAGGGCTTACTCGTTGACCGCGTTCATCCAGCTGATGGACCGCATGGCGTCGGCGGCGCTGGCCCCACCTTCACCCGTGCCCACGATCACGATGCGCTCGACGCGCCCGTTGTGGACGTAGGTGCCGCGCAGCACCATGTCGTACTGGAGGTCGTCCAGGGTGATGGTGCGGTGCAGCGCCTCGGCCACGCGGAGCATGGAGTCCATCGACTCGGCGGGGTCAGTGGACTCGATGTCCACCTGCGTGCCGCGCGAGGTGAGGATCGAGAAGGTGAGGGGCTTGCTGAGCATGGCGGGCTCCTTACCTGCGGCGGCGGGGCTGTCCCGCCTGGCTGATGTAAGAACACTAACCCGACTAAGGCGGGTAAGTCAAGTGTTTCTAGCTGGCAATTTGGCCCAATGTCTGCGCACCATGCCGTTCGCCTTCTCAGCCAGGTGCTTGCCGCACACCGCGCAGTAGGCGTGACCGCGAAAGGTGCGGGCCGGGGCCTTGTCAGACCCCGAGCACCGCACCCTTTGATCAGCGATGGTAGCCCCGGTCGCGCTGCTCGGGCGTGGGCACTCGGCTGGCTGTCCACGCTGCCGGGAAGAACCCGCCACCGGCCAGCCAGTCGTGAAGCGCCAGGATCGACGCCGCCATCTCAACGGCCGAGTCCGCATGGACCTCCACGTTGGCGTCGTCGGCCAGCACCTGGCGGGCCTCGCCCAGCAGGTCGGCCAGGCAGCGGTCGGGGTCCATTAGTAGTCCACCTCCACCAGGTGCGGGCCGGGGCATTCTCCGTCTCCAGGATGGGTGCAGCGCACCCATCCATCGTCGTAGGCCACCAGCCACCCGCAGCCACTCCGAAGAATGGCCACGGGCTTGGCGGCGGGCTTGCCAGTTGCCATCAGCTGACCTCCACCCACTGCATGACCACGGCCAGCGCGGCGTCGTAGCTGTCGGCGTCGGTGACCTCGTTGACGAACGGTGTCACCTGGTCGACGTGCCCGGCCTCGCGCAGCGCCTTGCTGACCTTGCCGATGATGAAGAACACGTTGCCGTCCTGGCCGGTCAGCTGCACGTGGACATCGGGGTACTTGGGCGCGGTCCCGGCCATCAGTACCGGTCCTCCCGGCCGAACGGGCTGCCGCCGCGCACCACGATGCCGTACACCCCGGTGGGGCCACCGGCACCGCCAGCGCCGCCACCACGGACCACGCCACCGTCGGCGTACCGGGGCACCTCAGCGCTCACCAGAGGGTCCACCACGCCGCTGGTGCCCAACACCCGGCCGTAGGCACCCATGCGCTCGGCCACGGGCTCCTCCTCGTCGGGGCTGGGGCCGATGTTCTCCGTGTCGGTGACCACGCGCAGGCTGGGCCAGTTGCCCTCACCGATGAACTGGAGCAGGCCCGGCCAGTTGAGCCGGTCGGTGGTGTTGCCGGTGATCGCCCAGCGCACCGACCGGCCCTGCCGCCAGCCCACGGCGGCGTAGTGGTACTCCCGACCGGCCTGGTACTTGGTGAAGATGACGACCGCGCTGTCACCCTCATGCACGGGCGGCATCTTGGGGCGGCGCTCCTCGCGGCGGCGCAGCTCCTCGGCGGCAACCAGCCGGTCGATCCTGGTGGCTTCCTCCAGCAGCTGCGCCGCCTGGTCGCGCAGATCGCGGGCGCGGATGGGGTTGACCGGCGCAGCCTCGGCGGCTACTGCCTTCTCGCCTTCGTTGGACATGGGATCCTCCTTGGTTGTGGTGGCGGGGTAGCGGATGCCGCCCCGCTTCATGGGCGGGATGCCCTCGGGGAACAGGGCGCTGAAGATGCTCACGGCTCCTCGTCGGCCGGGCCGGAACCGTAGCTGGCCGGGTGCTTGGCGGTGGCGCATCGGGCGTTCTTGCCCGCCATGCCGACGCCGTGCTTGGCGTTGACAAACGCGGGGTTCATGCACGCCTGGTCGTAGACCGGGTACTTGCCGGTCTCGGCGGTGGCGGTCGCGGCACCGAACAGGGCCAGCCCTGCGGTCAGTGCGGCGGCGATCAGGTACTTCATGGTGGTTCCTCCTTGGTTGTGGTTGGTCGTGCGCTCCCCGCCCTGGACTCGCACCAGGCCCGGCAACACGTGGCCACGTGTCCCGGCGCTCTATGTTTCGCTTCGGGGATGGGGTGCGGTGACCCTGCCAGCAGGTATCAGGCAGGGGCACCGCACCGGTCTATTACACCGGCAGCAGGGCGGTGAACGCCTTGGCCTTCATGTCGCCCAGGTCGTTGCTCATCAGGGTGCGCTGCGCCCGCTTGATGGCTGCCTCTTCGCCCTCGGCCTTGGCGGCGGCACCGGCCAGCGGAGCCACGTGGTCCAGGTACTCGGTCACCGCGTTGTACACCCCGAACGCCGTGCCACGGAACGGGGCCACGGTCTCGGCGGTGCGGTACAGGTCGACCACCTCGGCGGCGCGCAGCTTGCGGCTCTCGGCCTGCTTCTCGGTGGTGGCACCCGGCACGTTCCAGATGTCCTCCAGCACCTCGATGACCTGCACGGGCGTCATCTCCCGCTTGATCAGCTTCTCCACCTGCTCCACGAACGTGTCGCGGTACTGGAAGGTCAGCCCCAGCAGCTGGCGAATCTCGGCCAGGCGCTTGTCCGGCGTGCCGGTGTGGCGCAGGGTGGCGGTGCTGCGGGCGGCGCTCTCGGCCATGCGCTGCGTGTTGGCGCACACGATGCGCACCGGGGCGATGAGCGCGCGGAGCGGGGCCTGGCCGGTGTGGTTGTTCAGGACGCTGATGTACAGGTCCGTCACGTCCAGCTCACCGGTCACCGGGCTGCGAAACTCCATGTGGCTGGGCAGCTTCATGGTGACGAAGGTGTCCCGCCCGCCGCGCAGCGCGCCGATGGTCTCGATGTGCGCGCCGCCCTCATCCACGATCTGGTTCAGCAGCTCGGTGGTCTGCTCGTTCTGGAACGGGGTCCAGCGGTTGCCGACCACGCCCAGGGCCTCGGTGCCGCCGTTGACCGGGTTCGTGCGCAACACGACGTTGCGATCCGGCACGGTCAAGCTCAGGGTGCCCTCGCCGGTCTGGTCGGGCACCTCGGCGGTCAGGGGCATGGTGCGCACGTCCCAGCCGCGCATGTGGGCGGCGTCCAGGGCCTCGTCGGTGGTCATCAGGTGGCCGACCGGGGTGCCCAGCTTGTGCCAGGCGTCCACCCGGCCGTTGGCGTCCACGCGGCTGTCCGCGTAGCTGGTGACGCCGTTGGTGGTGTCGAGTTCGTGGGCCATGTCAATTCTCCTTGGTTGTGTGGGTGGTTGGTTGTCGAAGGGCGGTTATCGGACCAGCTCGCTGTCCTGCACCGTGTAGCCCTCGGGCAGCAGCCCGGCCAGGCGCTCGGCCACGTCCAGCGGGTGGACGTTTTTGGGGACCGAAATGGTGACGGTGACGAGCTTCATGGGGTGCCTCCTTGATAGGTGGTAGCGGGGCGGTCCCGCCTGCTGATGTGAACACAGTAACCCGACTAAGGCGGGTAAGTCAAGCGCTTCTAGCAGGCAATTTGTCAGAAACTGCCCATGAGATAGCCCACCGGGATGGCCAGCACGGCGGCAATGGCCAGGGTGGCGCACACCAGCTCGGTCAGGCTGTCCCGCTTGGCGAAGTGCAGGCCGGTGCAGGCCATCACCGCCACCACCAGGAACGTCATCTGCGTGGTCACCAGGGGCCTCCCTCGGGCAGGGTGAACCAGGTACGGCGCTGCTCCGGCGTCGGCGTACCCGACGGGTCGGGCTCGGGCCACTGCACCTCAATGCCGATGTTCACCCGCTGTTTGGGCGCAGGCGGGGCCAGCAGCGTCTCCCAGGGCACCGGGTCAGGCCCCAGCTCGACCATGCGCGCAAACAGCCCGCCATCGGTCTCACGGAACACCTTGTCGCGGCGCTCCTGGCGAATCTCGCGGGCAATCTGCGCCGCCCACCGCATGTGACCGGCGTCGTCGGCGGCGCGGTTGCGCCTGCGGGCCTTGCGGCCGAACCAGCCGCAGCTCGGGCACCAGACGGCATGTTCCACGTGGAACCTCACGGCATGACCACCTTGAACTCGTTGCGGAGCAGGCACTGGCGCTTACCCTTCGGCTTGACGAGGCAGTACAGCGGGGTGCCGTCTGCCGTCTGTGTGACCATGCTGACCCGGCAACGCAGCCCGGCATACTCGGCTACGTCGCCCACCACCGGCACCACCGTGTACGCATCGCTGATGTCGATCAGACGGGCGTGAGCGGAGCGCTCGCAGGCGCGCTGGGCCTCGGCCTTGGTGCCGCACACATCGGTGAAGTTTGGCCCGCTGGCGGTCCAGATGGGCCGGTGCGTGCCCGCACTGAGCACGGCGTAGGGTCCGGCCTGGTACAGCCCTGGCCGGATGCGGGTCCACTTCATGCGCGGGCCTCCCGCCGTGCGACCCAGTAGGCGGCGTTCTCGCCCAGCTCAAAGTCCACAATGCGGCTGGCCAGCGCCCAGTCCGCAGCCTCGGCGTCCAGGGTGTTCTCCAGGTCGCTGGTGATGCCCTGGCCGGTGCGGCAGGTGGCGTCGTGATCGTTGACGTAGCCACCGCAGTCCTCGCAGGTGGGCGGCTCGGTGATGTCGGCGGGGTCGTACATGGACGGTCCTTTCGCGGTAGCGGGGCTGTCCCGCTTGGCTGATATAGGAACACTAACCCGACTAAGGCGGGTAAGTCAAGGGCCAGGACCAGGCAATTTGCCCGGCCCTGGCCCTCGGGTGGCTACGCCTTGGCCTTGGCAGCCTTGCGGGCGGCGTCACCGGGGCGGGGCTTGCGTCCACCGGGGTTCGCGCTGGTGGGCACGTGCTGGAGCCACTTGCCGACCGCCTCGTTGGCCTCTGCGGCGTCCAGGCCCTCCGGCAGGGTGATGGTGCCGTCGGCCAGCGCTGCGTTCACCAGAGCGACGATCTGGTCACCAAGCGCCTGCTTCTTGCTCACGCGCTTGGCCGGTGCCTCGGTGACCTCGGGGGCCGGGGCCATTGCCTCGACGGTCTCGGCGTCGGTGACGGGCTCCTCCACCTCGGGCTCGGGGTCGGCGGGCACCTCGGGGAGGATGTCGGCCAGCGCGTCGGCTGCGGTCTCGTAGACGGTGACGTTGGACTTGATCGCCTTGCCCTTGCTGGCCTTCTTCGGGGCCTTGGCCTTGGGCGCGTTCTTGGCCTCGATCAGTGCGTTGATGGCCTCTTCCTGCCAGCCCTTGTCGGCCGGGAAGTCACCGACGCTGGCCACACCCTGCACGCTGGTGGGCACGGCGGGCACCACGTTGGACTCCCACCCCTTCTCGGCGAAGTGCGCGCCCACCTTGCCGCTGCGGGCCTTCTCGGCGGCGGCAGCGGACTTGTGCCAGCTGTAGGCCGCGTTGTTGACCATGAGCACGTGGGTGTAGGGCATGGTCGGGCTGGTGCGGGTGAAGGTTTTGCCGTTGTCGGCGGTGGCGGTGAAGGTAACGGTTGCGGCCATTTTGGCTCTCCTTTGATCTGCGGTAGCGGGGCGGTCCCGCTTGGCTGATACAGGAACACTAACCCGACTTAGGCGGGCAAGTCAAGCGGTTAGCGAAAATTCTTTTGGAGCGCAGGTCAAGCCCGTTTTCTTCGCACCCCTGGTACCGCCCCCGGTGTCCGGCTCCGTGCATTTAGACTAACCCGAAAATGACCGAGAGCGCAAACCCGCTGATAGGTGGTCGGATATGCTCCGGCC